GATTAGGACATTTTATAACTTCTTGGTTTTCGTAACCGTCAACACTTGCGTCTATTGTCTTTGCATCAACAGTTACGTTGCCATTTTTATCTACAATATTTAAGTCCATAAAATCACCGCCTATTCTATTACGAACTTGATTTTACTATTTACGACATCGTATTCGATATACACCCCAGTTGCTAAATATATCTTTGGAGTTTTAACGTGTGTTGTTGCTTCGATAGTCTCAACGCTACCGTTTGCTAAGCCAAAGCCCTCGAATGTCGTAGGTTTACTTGCTAAATTAGCGTATGTTGTTAAATGCGGATTAGTGCCATCGGCTTTATTAGCGTGAACTACGGCATCATCATATTGCACTTTTAACTCATCGGTTAAGTCGTTTTCGCTAAGTCCTGAGCCTTCAACCTTATCAACCTTTGTTGCAAAGTAAGCCATTAAGTCAGTTGTTTCAGGGAACCCATCGAACGCCGCTAACACTTCTTTAATCGTATCGACTAAACTGTTGCCATCATCGGTTTCAAAACTTGCTCTCAATACATCAATTAAAACTTTATCAGCATAAGATAGTAAACCATTAGCGTTTTCGTTATTTTCATCACCAGCTTCACCGATAGCTGTTTTCAATGCCAACTTAGTTATACTACCACTTTGCATATCTAACCCAGCGATCGTGAATGACTTGTCAACCTTAGTTAAGAACTTCGTATATAAAGCCGCTGCATTAACGTATTGGTCGGTTGTGCCACCTACTACGACTTCATCAACTTTATTACTAATCAATTCTCTATCAGCTATGTCACTTGTGTGAATGTCTATTTGGTCTTGAATGCTCTTTAAGAATAGCGCCTTTGTTATGTTCACCCAGTTTGTGCCATTATTTACAAGCACGTTATCATTTGCCGCTGAAGTAATTACGACATTTGCTAAATCGCCTAATTCATTTAATACGGTCATAATTTCTTCATCTACTGAATCACGGTTTAATACTAAGTTAGTTCCATCGAAACTGACTGTTGCATTTCCTAATAAATTATAAAGTTTTAATAACGGCGCACCCTCTTGAGTTAGCAAACTATTATAGCCTAAAGCATTAAGATTAAATAATTCAATATTTGAAAGTCGATCTAAAAAATCTTCATAAACGCTATCAAAAGCCACAGACATTTCTTTGTAAACATCAGCGGTAATTTCATCAAAATTATTGATACCGTCTTGAACAGTATAGAACACCATAGGTATTTTTTCTAATTCACCAGTAGTCGATAACCAAACCGCTTGTAAAGCGTGGCGACCAGCGTGATAAGTCCAACCAACAACTGACATTGTTATGTAAAGCGTTTGATAAGTATCGGTTACTTCATCAACTGTGATTTGCCAATTTTCAGCCGTTGACATTTGCAAGAGTGAACTACCATAGCCATCTTTAGTTTTGAACGTGATTAAAGGCGTTCCGCTTGTTAAAGTGCTATTCGGTAAGATTATTACGACTTGAACTGTCCCAACTTCACCTTGCTGAATTTGTGCTTCTTCTTCAGTAAAAGCGTAGATACCAGTTTCACTATCTAACGTTAACTTTCCTTGCTTTTCTAAAACTAAATTACTGTCATAAATGTATGCAACTCTTGTGTTAATTGCCATTGTTAGCACCCTCTTTCAATTCTAATAAAGTTATTGATATATACATTACTATAAATGCTATGAAAAAATAAATAGCCCAGTTAACAATAGTATAATTAGTTACAAACCATAATTCCATATAAAATATAATCCCAAAAAATATTATTGATAAAGATATAATTATTAAAAACTTTATAAAAGCATATAATTCTCTACTTTCGCTTTTGGCTTCATCAATTTTAAATTTTTCCATATATATCTTCTTAATCTACTGTATATTCAGCAGTAGCACAACGTAGTATTTCACCATCTTCAAGTGTAATAGCGCCACTTGGTAAAGGCCAAAAACTTACAGCATCAGCGACAGTCGTTAACGCACTAGCGCTTGAGTTATATAGCGCAAAACCTGTAACACCTGAAATGTCACTACCTGATGTGTTTTCAAAGTCTAAAGCCGCACTCATTGTAAGTTTTCCATCAGCGGCAGCGCCCCAAGTTACTGTTTTAGCAGCACTAGTCACAAGTTGTAATACGCCACCACCGACATTTCTATAATAAGTAATCTTGTCGATTAGCCCTGATGTTGTTCTTAATACATCTAAAATTAAATGCTTGTTTTCATTTGTCATTTTAAAACTCCTCCTATATTTCTACGAATATATTTTTATAATACCCATGTAATGGATAAGTCGGTTTCCAATAACTAACTGTTAAATTAGCATCGGTCACCTTTAATACTGTGTCTGTCATATTACCTGCAATAAATTTTGCCCAAGCCGTAGGATTACCAGCTTGTAAAACATCTTCAACATCTTCAGCTGTTGATACCACGATAGTCGCACTCGCTAAGTCAATTTGAGTTCCTGCAACACCATATTCACCTAACGTTGATGAAGTCATGTTGTAAGCATATAACCTCAACGCTGTTAATTCAGCATAATCTTTAGCAACAGGTTTAGGTGAACCAGTTGTATCGACATAAGCCGTTACCTTGTTACTAGCGCTGTTGTAATACGTTACATCGCTGTTTTCCCATTTATAAGTGCCTGTTGCATGTGCAGCTGTGAAACTAAACTGACTATCGAAATATACACTATATTGATATGCAATTTCAATCAAGAACATTGTTGCTGTTAATGTAAATAAGTTATCAAACTCTGGTCTTGCTAATCTAAGTAACATATTAGTTGTCATCGTTAATTCAAACTCATTATAGAAATAAGGGTGATTTTCTTTATTTGTTTCAAAATCAATTTCTGGGTAAGTTTTTCTCTCTATGAAATTAAAATGTATCTTTGTAATATTAGTTTTAGTTCCAGTTAAGGCTAATTGATTAACACCAAGATATAAATTGCCTTGAGAATCAGCGATAGCAAAATAATTATAACTATGATATACACTTATTGGTATTTCAATATCGTCGTAGTTAACATAACCATCAACTGTTGTTAATTGCGTTGCAGAACTTAAATTTATAGAGTTGCTTTGAGTTTTTTCAATACGGCTTGTTAATCCGTAAAAATATAATGTCTTGCTAACTGTTCTTTTTCTTATAAGCAAATTTTCCTTTAATAAACTATCACCAATAACAAATATATCGGTTACATTATATTGTGGGATCACTGGTAAAAATAACTCTAACCCTAATATTTCAGCACTATCTTTTTTTACATTATAATCAGGAACTTGGAACAATGGCGTTTTCATAAAACTTCGATAACTATATTCATTAACTTCAGGCAAATTATCAGCAACAATTTTAGCCAAACTATTCTCGGCAATATCTAAAGCGTTAATATCATAAATACCATTTTGCATATAAATTCTTAATGTTTCTAACTCGCCGTATTCATTTGTATAATAAACACCTTTTTGGATTCTACGCCCACTCAAAACACTAATTAAACTACTATCATCAATAGCGACTTGCTTACCTGCTAATTTTGTGTCTGCGAAATCAACTTTCCATTTCAACATATTTTTTTCGGCTAAAGAAGCTGCTGGTTTTGCTAAGGAGTTAATACTATAATTTGTTCTTAATTTTAAAACACTAATATTACTTGATAAATATGTTCCTTCTTTAAATGTGTTCATAAATATTGATGTGATTGTTGAATAATTACTTGTTCCAACATTATATGTTTTCTTGTTTGAAATCTCAACAAAACCAACATTGATTAAAATATCTCTTTTAAGTGTGAACGCTGATTTTGTTAACGAAACTTCATAAGGTCTAAACTCTTTATCAATTTGAATAAATTGTGCTATTCTGTTCCAGTTTTTGCTTAGTTCATATCTTGCAATTAGATATGTCGTATAAGGTATAATCTCGACTTTAGTAACGATATAACCATCGGTTGTATAATCACCATAGTTATAAACTTCGCTAAATAAATAATGCTTTTTGCTTATAGAAACAGTATCTACACCTAATCTTTGGATTTGTCCATAAACATTTTCGGTTAAGTCAAACAATTCATTTAACCTTTCGCCTTGATTTATAATTAAACCGCTATATTCATCAAATAAGTCTGGGCTAAGTGCGTAAGGCTCAAAGTTCTCACGATACTGAATTGAACGCATTGTTTCAATATAAGGGACATATTCTACTTGAAATATCAAATCATATATTTGTTGACTTGTAAAATCTAATGTTTCCCAAAACAAATCCTCACCCAAATCTATTAAAATCCTTTCGATAGCCATTTGTTGAAATATCGCACCAAACGTTTCACTAAAACCTGCTATTTCATTTGATTTATATGTCCAATATATTGCTAGTGATTTTTTTTCATCGCTATAATTTTCCATATCTAAGCTGTCATAAACCTTTTTTTCATACAGATATTTATTAAGATTGACTTTTGTTATTGTAGTATCATCTTTTTTAATAATCATATATAAATTAGTCATTTCACTAACATATTGGCTTAAAACAAGTCTTAAATCACTTTCACCCAAGATAACATCATTGTTTCTAAAGGTTATGTAATCGGTTATAGAGCCTTCGTAAATTACGTTTTCTTTATCAGGAATAGTATTTTCGTGAAAAATCTCAGCGCTTTGGGCAAAGTTTTCACCACTAGCTTCTTGAATATAATCAATGTCGCCATCACCAATTTCAATCTCTAACTGTCTTTGGTTAATAAAATCACCAGTTAGAATCCAACCACTATCATAATAAAGTCTTGGAATCGCATTAACAACTTTAAAAAGTTCAATTAACACTTCTCTAAGGTTTTTCTTATCAAGATACATTTGAGGCGCAATTACACTATTGATTATAGACCTAAATGTGCTGTCAATTCTAAATAGTCTTGTTGAGAAAACCTTGCTTCTAGGCACGAATGGAACTAACTGTCTTACTCTCTCTAAGTAGTCATAAAGAGTTTTTTGTGTGCCAGTTAAAGGCTGTGTGAATGTTAAAGTTCCTACTACGAACTTTTCAAGCCATTTTGTAGGTTCTATTAAGCCTATTGTGTGGTTATATGTCTTATTAGCACCACGACTATCTATTTCTACTTTTGTTGTATATACTAACCATGTTGTTGCTTTTTCTTCAACGCCATCGTTTATCTTAATTTCAACTCTTGAAAATCTGTCAAACTTTGTTCTACGAGTTGATCTAGGAATTGTTAAAACTCCACTGTCTAAACTCTCATCAAGTTTCAATGTGTAAGATAGACTATCAACTTTAACGTATGTTATTTTATTGCGTTCATAAACGATAATATTATACGTAAACATAGCCTACCCCCTTGCCTTATAAACCCCACCACTTAATTGCCTTAAAAAATCGGCTGATAGGTTCTCTTTATTAACTTTAATGCCGTAATCTATCATTTTGTCGCCAGTATAAATCGCTGTTCCTATCGCAGCTATCAAAGGGTGGCTAGTTGAAGCTAATCCAAAGGCTGCATAAGTTAAACCAACTGTTCTACGTGCTGCACTAACTGTATTTTCAGTATATTCACCAACATAACTATTGATTTTATGTGCAACCGCTAAACCTATTCCAGCTACTTTTCTAATCTTGCCACCGTTCAAGGTTTCAGTTTTTTCCTTTTGTAAATTACTAGCGGCTTTTGTTTTACTCTCAAAAGGTTCGTATTTAGGGCTTGTCTTTGAAACGTATTGCTCTTGAGTGTAGTTTACGTTAATATTATAATCTTGCATATTAAAGCCCTCCTAATCTATTATACAGGTGCTGCTTCATCGCTCTTTATTAAACTAATCAATATATATTGCTTTTCGCCTAACAAGATTTTGCGATTGATATTTGTTATTTTAACTGGAAATGTATGTAATGTCGTTCCGTTAAATTTTTCAGTGTATGTGTAAACCTTTTCCATATCGTATGAATTGCTTGAGATAACATCGCTAATGCTTTGCAAGTTAGAATCTACATAAGATATTAAAGTTGCACTCCACTGGCTTGTGGTGTTCCCACCCTTAGCCTCATTATCACCTTGCTTATGTGGGTAATTTTCTTCATTAGTTCTTACCACATCGCCATCATATAATGATAATAGTTTATCGTCTAAATAATATCTATAAGCATTCCCAAAGATATTTGTATCACTAAACTCTATGTAAATATTCGTTTGAACTCTTAGATAATAATTGCCGTTGATAGGGCTTGTTAATCCAGCTGGGATTAAAGCGTCCATATTCCAAACTGTATGATATGTAGTTGAGCCGTCAACTAAATCTTCATAGTTACCTATAACCTTGCTTACTATTTCATTTAAGGCGCTTAGATCCGTTTCTAAATCATCTTGGTAATCACTTTGAATAAGAAACTCCATGCCGATAGTTGCAATTCCATTTATTTGATTAGGTATTGCAGCGAAGTCTGCTGTGAATGTCATCATAGCTGGTATAAAGTTCTTTTCTATTAAGCGATAACTTTGCTTGATATTATAAACGAAGTGTTGTCCTTTATCTTCTAAATATGCGTATGAGCCAACCACGAATGATTTACTAGCAGTATTGTTATTAAGTTTTGTTTCTATTGAACTTCTAATAACTTCTTGAATCACAATAACACCTACCCTCTAACATCAATGTAATCTTGCATACGATTTCTTGTATAATTTTGATTATAAAAGTCTATGCCTTTGGTTTCCCAACCATTTTTTAAAGCAATAGCACGAATGTCTTGATTTAAACTATGCGCTTGTCTTAATTCAGCAGCATTATTCATTTGAGCAATTTCAGTAGCGCCACGATGTGCAAAATATCTAAAATGATTAAGCGTTTGCGTATCTTTGCCACCATATTTACTATGCAAATAACCCGCCATTGCTGGAACAGTTTGCCCACCTATAAACCCTTTATGTCCGCTAAACTTACGTGTGCCTTCTTCAAGAAAATAGATATAAAAAGCGTCTTGTAATGAATATTTAATAGTAAAGCCATTGCTACGTAATATTTTTCTAATAGCGTTGTATCTCAAATTACCAGTGTCCATAGGCGCAATATATTGAGCCAACCCTAAACAAATGTCCATATCATAAGTGATACTATCTCTTTTCATTATTGCAACTCCAAAATGTGTGGAAACTTTTTACTAATTAAAAACATTCCATGTTGTTGCTGAGGTATGATTCTAGTAATACGTAGTTTAGTTTTATTTTCAAACAATATAAAATCTCTTTCGTTAAATGTGATATTTTGTTCACTTGTATATAAGACTTTTTCAAATTGACCTTTTACCCAGTTTGATAGCGGTTGTAAAGTCATTTCATTATTTGTAAGGTATCTATATTTAAAACTTTCTACGCTTTCTAGTTTTGCTATGGTTTCTATGCTCGTTTCTTTAAGTTGACTATCTACTACGTTCGCAATGCTTTCTTTGATTAGATAAGCTGTTAATACTTCACCAGCACCAATATTACCCATAATCTAATACCCCATTTCGGTATAATCAAATTCGCTTTCTCTACGGCTACCCATATAACGACCAGCATATAATAATCCATTTGTAATCATTAGATCCTCAGCTTGTTTTGAAATTACTCTTGCACCACGCAAATCATTCATGTTTAAGGTTATACCATTTAATGGGTTAACACCAAGTTGCATAGCCAATAATAGAGCGTCACTTTCATACTCGTATCTACATTGCCATTCTAATATTTCCTGTATTAGCGGTCTTAATTCTTCTTCCATAGCCAAATGATACTCAACGTGTCTTACTTGGCGAGTATGATTATAAATATAACTATAAATTGTTCTACTAATTTGATACATTTTATCTTGTGCTTTTGCTAGTGATTTTTCTTTTGCTACAAAGTCTAACCCTAAGCTCTTTCTTACATATTCAACATCTAATAAATACATATGCCATTTAGTAGAATATTTCATTTCGTTTGTATTAGACCACATAATTTTCACTCCTTTTTGGTAAAGTGTCCAAGAGTTGCACTTGAATAAATCTACACACTTTATAGTATAATGGGCGGCAAACTTATTGCCATTCGCCACCCACTAAATTATTTATTTTATGTTAATGTGAATTTAGCATATAATGTAATATCGCCAACTGTGGTGATAGTTCCATCAGCTAATTCTGTTTGCAATTCGCTGTCTGTGAACCAACCGCCAAATGTATTAGCGTCTTTTGTTGCGTCAGCCAATACTAAAGGCAAATCAGTTACATCAAACGTTGCTGGGTTACCAACACCATTTACTCCACCGTCTAAAACATAAGTAATGTCATAGTCTATAATTTCCCATACAGCGTAGATTGTGTCATTTACGTCCACATTGTCATCTGCGCCAACTGGTTCAGTTCCAGCACTATCATAAGCCCAACCTGTTAATGTATAGCCAGTTCTCACTGGTGTAGGTGCATAATCTACTATATTATATACCCCATTATCTACCGCTGATACACTCACGGCAGTAGTATCGCCACCGATATTACCACCGTTGAGGTTGAATGTCAGCGTAACTACTCCTGCGAACCAGGTGCTACTACTGATAAAGCGTCATGGAAGTCGCCAGTGTCAGCAGTAAATGTTACAGCGGAATTAGTAATTAACTTAATACCACCTTCAAATAATACTTTAACACCAAAGTTTGCTAATGGTTGAATTCTCAAACCATTTACACTTGGTGAATCAATAACTTTGATTTGCTCTGGGAATGCTTGTCCTCTACCAGTTGCGATATATGAACTTAATACGCATTGGAACTTATCTAAATCACCAGCGGTTAATCCTAACCAATTTTCAGCTTCTGTCCAAATTGGATTTGTAGCAACCATCACAGCTGTGCTATGAATCATACCACGATAACCAGTTGCGTTTTCTGGAAGTTTATCTTTGAATGTTGGATCAACAGCACCACTTCTTACCATGTCTTGTGCGAAGTTAGAACCACCAACGATTACTTCACCTTTGTCTAATAGTTGCATTAACCCAGCAGGACGCCAGATTGCTAATCTACCTTCGATTGGGAAAGTATCATGGTAGCTATCGCCATTGTCTAAAGCCGCTTGTGCGTCCCTAAACTTAGCTAGTGCGTCCCCAACTGTATTTGGATTATAAGTATAAACTCTTCCAGTTCCAGATTTTGCAGTGACACAAGCATTTAATACCGCACCAATTTGATGAGCTAATGTTCCAGCATTTCTACCACGAGTGATAGCCTTACCAATTTCAATAACTCTACGAGATACGTTTGCAGCGTTTTGCAATGATAAAATACTTTGAACGTTTGGAACATCTTCCATACTATCATATAAGTATTTCAATGTGATGATTTCTTCTGTTAAACCGTAAGTTGATACGGAATCAGTGTTAGCGAAACCACCATTTGTTGTATGTCCTAATTCTCTAAACTTTGCAGTATTTTTTGCAATCTTAGGAACACGGACAGCACTTGCACCGATACTATCGGCTGTAATTTGTATAATACCTACACCGTCTTGGTATAAGTCATTTTGAATAATTGTTTCAATCATTTGGTTTGCAACCGCAATATGAAAAGCGGTTGAGTTGACTGAATAACCTGTAAAATCTGCCATTTTTATTTACCCCTTTTTAATTTGATTTTTTTACCAACGATTTCTAATCATTGCTTTTCTACGAGCAGTTTCACTATCTAAATCTTCGGCTTTTGGATTTGGTTGTGGTTCAAAACCTTTTGGTTGGCGTTTTTTAATAATAGCAAGTTCATCTTCAAGGGCTTTGATTTTCTTGTCATTGTCCTCTTGTAACTTCTTTAACGCTGATTCCCAAGCATTATCAACTGGAGGTGTCTTTTCTTCTTTAGACTTATCTGCAACAGTTTCATCTTGATTAGGTTCTTCCACTTTTGGTTTTTCTTGATTTGGTTCTTCTTTTGGCTTATCGCCATCTTGATTAGGTTTTTCATCAGGATTCTCATTAACTTTGTCAGTTTCTTCCACTTTTGGTGGTTCTACATTTTCATCGTTTAGAGATTTGATAAGCAATTCCTTATCTTCCTTTGATAAACCCTTTAATTGTTCAAGAGTTTCTTGGTTGAGTGCCATAGTTTTACCTCTTTTCTTTCTAAATATTTTAAACACGTGTCTTTCCTCCTTGCTTTGAGTTTGCAAGTATATATTTTCGTAATATAACGGAATGTTTATCAAGTTACTCACGCTTTGCGCCCTTCACTTGCAATCGGCTATATACGTTAATACCTTTTTAGTTAGCAACCTACCAAACTAACTCAATGATCGCCCATAAACGTTCTTACGACCTTCCACTGCGTTTTTATTCATAGGTTAAATAACATCTGCAATTATATCTTTCATGTGCTGGTAGCGTTGAATGTGCTGGAAATAAAGCACTCATACCACCTTCGTTAAATGTTGAGTTAATGGCAACACTAACATTTGCTACATTTTGGTGAAACGTTGTTTTTCTTACTAAGTTATCATTTTGAGTGTTCCAAACCTTTTTCTTTTTATTGAAAATCATTTGGTTGACAAGTAAACTAATATCATTTGTTTGTTCCATTAACTTTGATTCTTCTTCTAAACGCATTAAACGTTGTCCCTTTGTAATCGCTAAAATTGGTGCTTTTTGTGGACTTTTACGTGTATTTGTGATATAATTAAGTATAGGGCTATTTGTATTTTTAAACGTTCTTAAATCATCTCTAAGTTCACCTTTACCTTTAATACCTTTGTCAATGTTTGTCAAGAACTTTTTAGTGTCATGAATGTCATTATTGATTAAGATAGGTGCATACTTTTGAACGAAATAAGCATTTTTGCTAGTCATATATTCAACTATATAAATTAACAACAAGGCTAATAAAACGAATTTGTCATTATCTTTTCTATATTTCTTTTGTAAGTCGCTAATGCCGTTCACGTAATCGTTGAGTAGCGACTTTGTGTCGGCTTTCATTAGTTCTTTTTACGTCTAAACAAACCGAAAGTTGATTGTTTTTTACCATTTTCATCAATTTCTTCCAATTCTTCACGGTCTGGACGTTCCTCTTTTTCTTTAATTCCTTGTCCCTCAGGCTGATTATTGATATTTTTCATACGTTGTTCAAATGCTGTAATGTTAGCTTCGGCTTGAATCTCAGTTTGCATACGTAATATTTCTTCTTTTTCACGTTTTGAACGATTAACCATTTGCCATATTTGAGCTTCATCAACAGCTGGGAACATTTTTTGGAAAGTATCAAACATTGAAAAGCCAATTTCTTTCATTGCTCTTACTTCATCAACTGTAACAAGTTTATTAACCATATTTTGAGAACTAAATCTAATAATAAAGTCATCTTCACCTTTATAGAATTTACGCCAACGTTTTATGGAATTATCAATTGCTGGAGTAAATACATTACGTTTTTCTTCAATATAAGAGATAGTTTTTTGACTTTCACTAGCAATTTGAGTTGCTGTCTTAGATCCAGTAGCGTCCCTTAAGAATGAGAACATATCACTACCACTTACTCCAACTGTTGTTGCAATGTTTTCGGCTAACATATTTCTTATATTCATGTGGTCTTTAGTTCTTAAATCAAATTGAACATTATGTGGCTTTTGATTCTCGATATTAGAATATGGAACTTGAGTGAATATACCATTATCAAATCCCTCGTAATAACCATTTGTTTGTGAACTAGGATTTCCAATAAGTCTAGGAACTAAAACCTTACCACGACCGATATACTGGTCTGTCATCATACTTGTAAATGAGTAGTCCCATTCAAATAGATAAGATAATAGATTAAGCAATACTGGTTCACCCATTTTAATTTCAGGTGTTCTATTAGCGTTTGTATAATGTGCTAAATCAATTCCTAAATCTTCAAAATCTAAATCTTCAGGAACGTTAAGCATAATATCTTTACCAAACTCATTCTTAACCATTTTTCTAATGTGTTCAGGTAATTGTTCCCATTTAACTTCAGTAGTAATAGTTGTATCAAAAGTTTGAGCTGTTGTAACTTGTCCAAAATCTCTTTTAGCAACGATTTCTATTTTTGGCTTGTTATTCTCATCATAATATCTATGTTCTAATATATAATAGTTTTCATTTATATCATCTCTATTTTGACCTTTATTGACTTTAGCGGTATATGATTTTAAGAATCCAAGAAAATCGACTACTTTACCACTAAAATCAACTTCATAGAAAAATTGATCTATTCTTAATGCTGTTAATTTTAAATCACCAGCGGAGTTTACATCACTTTTTAAGCAACCAGTTCCACCAGCTGCAGTAAACTCTACAAACTTAGATATTGTATTTTGAAAATCATAGAATTTAGACCAATTATTAAACTTTAAAAGTGTATCATTTGGTTTATCTTCATTTTCGTATTTTTCATACCCAGCATTTTGAGCAAATAATTTACCACCGATAATAAGTTTTGTAACTTCTTTAACGATTGTATTACCTATTGCTGTTGAAAACATACCAGTTGTCGCTATATGAACTTCAGGAACATAACCGCTATACCAATTTAAGCATTTTCTAACTACTTGATAATAATATGGTTTGAATTTAGCAGGAACTAATGCGTAAAAAGTATCTCTAAACTGATATTGATACGTTTGAGATGGATTTACTGCACTTATATTAAATAGTTCTTGAACTAATGAAGTGTCTTGAGCTACATTTGACATTTCTACACCTACTTTCTAATCTATTAACAAGTGTTCAGGATCAGCATAAAATGCTATTGGGTATCTAATTCCATCTGTTAAGTCATTTGGAATGCTATCATTGAACTTATCATGATTTGTTTCGTCCCAAGCAACAGTTTGCAACTCATTAAATAATACGCTTGGCGGAGTAGGGAAGTTAGGATCTTGGAATAATTCCACCCAACTTGCTTCTTCAATAAATAAAGACATATTAACAAATGCGTTATTAACTCTTTCGGTTGTTTGAATCAAATCTTTTTTAGTAAACTTTATTATAGTTGCTTTATGACCTAGATAAAATTGTAATTGTTCAATTAAATCTATATTATGTCCGTCAACAACAAAGATTATTTCATTGTTTTTTAAGTCCCAAAGGTGATATTTTTCAATAATTTTATCAAACCACTTTGAAACATATTTCTCTATTAAAATATTATTTCTAATAATTCCATTCTTTTTTGGATTATGTGAGAATATTTCGCTAGTTTTTAGTATCATTTTGTTAGATTTTGTATTAAATATTGGCATAAATGCTGCTGTATCTCGTGAGTTTGCACCATCAACACCTATAAATAACCTATGTATATACTCTTTTTTGGTCTTAAACTCATTATATTTGACTTCAAAGAACCTTCTATTGTTAACATCATGGACAGTTTCAGGAACAACGTGTAGATTTTCGGTAAATGCACCATAAACTAGGTCATTTCCGCCTACTGGAATACCCATGAACATATATTCGTAGTTTTTAGGGTTTAATTCACGTTCCATTTCGATAGCTTGTATAGTTGCTTGATTAAGCCAATGCTTTATCATAGTCCAATTTGTTTCTATTGTTGTAAAACTACTATCTTTTTCTTTTTCACGACACCAAACATTAAATTTTGCATTTATATTTCTATCTCTATTACCTGCATATACAACTTTGCCAATTTTATCATCTAAATATCTAAGATAAGTAGCAAGAGCATGATTCAATAAATCAGCATTACCAGTTAAACCACTAAAGATTTCTTGAGTTTCTTCTACTATTATTAAAGATAAAGGTCTATCAGGTGATTTACCACGTGATATATTACTACCGCTTTTACTACCAAGACCGACACCACTAAAATGTATTTGATTACCCCATGCACTTGTTATTTTTAAAGGCGGACTTGATTTCCATTTAAACTGTGCAAAGATATTTTCAGGTAAATTATTAAAAAAGTATTTCTTAAGTTCGCTAAATATACTTTCTTGCATACTGCTTGAGTTTGCTCTTAATACTTGTATATCGTGTGTTTTATACTGACATAGGTTTATAAATGCTTTTTGAGTTAAGGCAACCGTTTTACCACCAACACGACCGCTAACTAATATAAAGTTTCTTTTCTCTTTAATTAGATTAGGATCATCAACCATTAAAGGTTTAAACTTATCTAAGACTTCAATTCTAAATTTATTCATTATTACCTTCGCCACTATCAAATGAAAGTTCTATTTTAAACATATTGCTTTCTGGCACTTGGTTTTTATCGGTATCTCGCTTATACTCAAATTGTTTTCTATTATTCATTATATATTGACCTGCATACACGTTAGGCGGAATATATTTTTGTTTTTTAATAACTCTTCTATTAGGTTCTCTAGTTCCCATATACATTAACTGTTCTTCTTCTTCAGTAACAAAAAAGCCACTCGCTAATTTATACATTGCGTCTATAACCGTAGTATCTCTATTTGAGTAACCTAAATCAAAAGCGTCATAAATTGTTGGGTGGGCATTTCTTATATCTATAAATTGTCTTTGACTAATCTCAAAAACATTTCCTATTTCTACTAATTGCAAGTTTTCCTTAGCACAAGCTATAATTGTCTTTAAACCTTTTTCCGTTAATAAAAAGTCGGTTTTTTCCTCGATTGTTTTGTTATAAAAGTCGTGTGCGGTTAACAATTCCTTAACCTTATTTAAAAACTCTTGTTTCTTTTTATTATTTTCTTTTAATAAGTTTTCAAATATACTTCGATCAGCATTTGTTTTTTTATAAGCCATTACCGCACCTCCATTCTTTGACATTAAGTTTTTTTAAGGGTTTTTTGGGAAAAAATTGCAAAGTCGTTTTTGAACATACTGCTTTATTATATTTTAACACTCATTTTGTTGCCTTGTCAACTATTTACACGTTTTTTTAACGTTTTTATCGTTTTAAGCTTTCTAAGTTCTATTGCTACTTTTTAAGTTTGACATTAGGACTTTCTTGTATCTTTACGGAATCTATGCTGGTTATAACCCCTTATAAGTCAAATGTCAACGTGTATATACCGCCACTTTGAAAGACTTAGAGATTAAAAAGCGATTAACACTTAGAGATTAAAAAGCATTTTAAAGCACTTTATAAGCCATTAGAAAGATTTTTATCTAAAACGTGAATATTATATCAACTTTGATATTAAAAAGCCTTTATAAGCTGCTTAGATAGTTTTTTAAGGCTCTTACTTTTATAGATAGCGTTTAAATAATTAGAATCTTTTAAAGATTTTAGAACCTAAAAAGATTTTAAAACAAAATAATTATATAAACTTAAAAAGATATAAAAGAATATGTTTAGAACTTAAAAAGAAAAAAGACTTAAAAAGATAAAAAGAGCTTTAATATATAAAAGAACTTAAAAAGACTTAAAAAGATATAAAAGACTTATAAAGACTTAATAAGATCCAAAGCATAAAAAAAGAAGCCTTTAAAAGCTTCTTAATTTTTTAACTTGGTATGTTATTAAATAACTTTATAATCATCAAACCAACACGAACCGACTAAACCATAAACTTGGCCCACTGTGTAATCATATTTTGATCCGTTTTTTTCTAATAAAATGCGATTTATATTTTTTTTGTTTATTGTTATATCTTTCTCGAGTTTTATATCTAGGTCGCTTCCTGATCCGTTCCAGCTATCAAAAGCGCCGCACATAACTTTTTTATCAATTTTTATTTTTTTGTAAGTGCCTTCTAATAATCTAAAATAATCTTCAATGGTTATTTCTAATAAAAACGTTAAAGCATTCATGTGTGAATAGGTGTTATATATTTCACTTCTTACACTTTTTAAAAAATCATTGTCTTTAATAGTCTTTAAATCCTTCATTTTATAACCTTGACTATTAACAATCCAGCTGATCCAGCGATTAACTGTAAAATCATAGTTAGCTTCTCCGTAAAAATCACATAATAAATCAATTTTAACATTTCTTTTTAAAAAGTCTTTAACTGGGTATATTATTTCGATATTTTCTTCAATTTCTTTTTTCATTTTCAAACCTCCTATATAATAAACTCTATTTTTGTAAATCCGTTAACCTGTAAAGCTTCCGTGATTGCTTCTTGATTCGCTTCCGTTTGATCTGGTATGAATCGAGATATAATCAATTTGTTAGCAAGTTCTTTAATATCTTGGTATTTTATTTTATAACTTACATTAAAACGCTTTAATTTTAGAATCATGATGTTTTACTCCTCTATCGCTCTGCGCCATGTATGATTATAAAAACTTACTGAATCTTTAAAAATATAACTTAATTCTTTACCACATTTTATTTCAATAGCGATTAAATCATTATATAGTTTTATAGCGTGGTCAATGTTTTCTAATTCGTTGGTTAATTTGTCGATAGTTTTTTCATGGCTGCTAATCCATTGATCGATTTGCTTTTCTAGTTCGCTATATCTAAATAATTTTACTGGTTCATTCATTTTATATACTGTGATTTCAATTTTAATGCGTTCGTTATAATAATTGTGTTCGTTTTTTTCCATGTAGCTTATATATAACTTGTAATCATAGTATAAATCGTAAGTTAATGATATGTAATAATTTTCACCGAGTTCTTTTTTTAAGTGTGCTTCTATTCTCTTGCTGATTTGTTTACCTTCAAACTTAGATAGATCAATTTTTTTAATCTTTTGTAATAATTCCAATTCATTTTTAACTTTTGTTAATTCCTTTGATATGATTTGATTCAATTCTTTTTTTGTCATTGTCTTTCACTTCTACAAACTTTCATCATATTTAATAATATTGTTGTTAATTAACTCTTGGATCTCTTGACGCTTGTTTTTAATCTCGCTTTGACATATACATATAAAGTCATTTGTGCCTTGTTTTGTTGGTAGTTGATAGCTGCCGAAGTTGTAAAGATGTTTAAGCGTTGTCTTTGAATAGTCCCAGTCTTTGCCAAGCGTGATTTGATCCGCTTCAATGTCATACTTTAATACGTTGCTGTCGTAGCTTTGAAATACAATCTTGTTTTCTGTTGTAACTTTGATTTGATTTGGTGCGATTTGTTTTATTAACATTTTTTCTATTCCTTTCCAGCTCTTAACGGCTGCGCTGTTTAAGGTTGCGAACCTTTATGCCTTTATTATATACTTTTTAAAATATATGTCAAGCGTTTTTTATAAAGATTTTTAAAATATGTAACGTTTACATATTGCAACGGATCACCACACCAGAACAAACGCCAAGCCACGCACACACGCACACGCACGAACACACAACCACGTGTGCCAGAATAAGCCCTTACACACTCGCGTTTGCATAGAAAAATGCACTCACGCCCAAATATGCGTGAATAAAAATGAAAATACCCCTTACCTTTAAAAGTAGGGGGCTTGTTTTTGAAATTAGCAAAGGGGGTGGGGGTAGTTTGAGATGTCGCTAAGGTGTCCCCCCTTAAAAAGAAAAAACACTCTCATTAGCTAGATGAGAGGGCTTTCTCTAAGGAAAAAGAAATGTGATTAGGAATTAAAAATATAAACAATACAATAGAAAGGATCTTAGAGATGATTACAACTATATTATAGCACAAAATAGTTGCTTTGTAAACTAATTAAAAAACTTTTTAATATTTTTTTAAAATAGTCCTTGACATCATTTGACATAGTGGTATAATAAAGGTATAACAAGCCATAAATAAGGCGAAAAGGAGTGATTAAATGCCATACAAATTTGAAACTAAGAAGTTAATAATACCGCTAACTTATGACAAACGAAGAAAATTAAATGATATTGATAAAGAAGATATTAGGTCATTATCAAGGAACGGTTATTCGCAAAGGCAATTAGCAAGACTTTATAATGTATCTAGGCGGTTGATTCAATTCATTATCGATCCACGTAAATTAGAAGAAAATATTGAAAGAAGAAAAGAACGTGGTGGTTCCTCTCAATATTACGATACTGAGAGCAATACAAATTATATAAAAAAACACAGAAGATACAAGAAAGATTTATATGACAAAAACTTATTGGAGGAAAGAAATGTTAGATAAGACAGTAGAAACGGCACTTGACGCACTTTATAAGTTTGGTTTAGACTTAGAAGTAGAGATTGCTGCAAGGTTTAGTGCAAAGGAAGTTAATGATGACATAAGGCAAACTTATAGATTTGTCGAGATCGAAGAAGTGAGTGCAACTTACATAGAAAGCACTCAAAAAGTATTGTTTAATGTAGTTGCAACGTTTGAGTATGACAATGCTAATAATAAGGTTAGCGAAAAGGTTGGTATTAAAGACCAATTTGATAGTTTAAACGTTCAAAAGTGTGCCGAAGTGCTTATTGAATCAAGCGATACATACTTAGTAGGGCTTGAACAAACAAGTAACGCACCAGATGAATTTGATGACTTTAAAATCCAAAGAGATAAAAAGGAGGAATTATATGATTAAATGTAAAGTTTGTGGTAAAGAGTTTGTAAGGCTTAGAAAACATTTACAAGTTGCACATGATATGTCAGTGCGTTCTTACAAAAAGTATTACCCTGAAGCATTGTTGGTTGATCCAGAGTATGCTGAATTAAACCGCCAACGAACATTAGCAACAAAGACAAATAGCAATCTTAACCCTATTCAAAAAGGTGAAAAGAGAGCTTTGAAAGACAAAGAGGTGAATCAAAATGAGCACAGGTGAATCATACAAAAATGGTCGTAGAGAAGGCTTTAAAGACGGTTATATTCAAGGCAAGTTTGATGGTGAACTGATAAAGTCTATGCGAGATATTAAGAAAAATGATTTGCTAAACTTGTATAGAAAATATCGCCAAATGGAACTTGATAGAAGTCAAGGCATATTAGATAGCAAAGCGCCTTACTATGAAACCTTAGAACAAATTGAAAAACTAGAAAAGGAATTAAAGCATTATGACTAGCAGACACATTATATTAAGAGCCGAGTATAACGGCATTTGCGATTTGCTTAAAATCGAAACAAATCAAGATAAGATTATCAATCTAAACGCAAGAAAACTAGAAATAGAGAAAGAATTGGGGTATTAAAATATGAACTTATTTTTAAAATTAGTAGAATTAAGAAGTCGAGTCGAGGGCTTTTATAAAGACACAAAATCATTTGGTTATTCTTATGTAAGTGGCGCACAAGTCTTAGACAAAATCAATCCTGTTATGAATGAATTAAAGTTGTTGTTCTTACCTAAATCAGCAAACCATCGTGGTTGGGCAAAACACGAATATACCAACAAAAAAAATGAAGAGTTATTAGATTTTATTGTTGAAGGTAGTTTAGACTATGTTTGGATTAACGCTGAAAATCCTGAAGAAACTTGGGAAATCAACTGGCAATATTATGGCGCACAAAATGACATATCAAAAGCGTTCGGTAGCGCACTTACGTATAGCGAAAGATATCTACTGTTAAAGTCATTAGGGTTGCCAACCGATGAAGAAGATCCTGATGGTCGTGATACAAATGGTAAAGCACCAATAAAAAAGGAACCTACTAGCGAAAAACCAACTTATGGTTCATTCACTTCACCAGTTAAAGAAAACGTTGTAACACCTGATACAATGAGCCTTGAAGATAAAGTTAAAAGTTTAAAGACACAAGCATATACGCTTATTGTTAAAACAGTTGCTACTAACATTATGTCTAACGACTTAGACCAAAACGCTAAAGTTGAAATGGCTAAGAGAGTTGTCAATGATTACATTAGAAAAGACTTAAAATTAAGTTTTGATAAGATTGAACTTGTTAATTCGCTTGGCGAAAAGCTAATATCAACTAATGTTGAAGTCTTAATCAGTGATGTAATTGATAAATCCGTTGCTAAAGCTAATCAAGAAATCGCATTACTAAACGCTAACGAGGAGGAAATTTAATGGAACAAGGCTATTTTGTTGAATTCTATGCTAGAGCTGATTATATTAAACACATTAACACGCAATCTGGAGTAGCCTTTACTGTTGGAACGTTAAGCGCTTATGTTTTCAAACACGGTTATACTAACGTTAAGTTTAAATGCTTTGGTGAAGTAGCGACAAAAATTACTAATAAGCAATGGATTAAAGGTAGAGGTATTTTAGGCTATAACATGGCGAAGAATCAAGAAGATTATAAAGAATTAGAAATCGTTATTGAAGAGTTTGAATTAGCTGAACAACCAGCTTTTAAAGATTATTCTAAACAAGAAAATAAAAAATCTAGTTATAAACCAAGCAAACCAACACAAGCGCCGAAAGTTGATACAAGCGATTTAGAAAAAGAATTGTTTGATGATATTGAAATCAACCCAGATGACTTGCCGTTCTAAGGGGGGTGGGGTAAATGGAAAAAGATTTTGAAAACACCTTACCCTTTATGGACGGTATGGCTAATATTTATCAATTATACATTGCAATGGGCTATATCATAAGCATTACTGGTGCTAGTCCACATCAAAACAAAGACAAAGGGTATTGGTGTGGATTCAATATGCAAAGTCGTAAGCGTGAAGGAACACCAAGCATTGTATCTTGCACCGTTGAGGGCGATATGGCTTATGAGTTTGGTAGATTATTTCAAAAAGGCGACCAAATTATTGTTTACGGTGAAGTTTACGCTATCTACGATCCCACTATTCAACGCAGCACTAACCGAATTAGAGTTCTAGGTTGGACAGCGTTTAGAGATATAGCTGGAATCAATCCACCTTTAACCGAAGATGAGAGAGTTTTCTTAGCAAGATGTCAACAACTTTATCATGAACAAATGCCTATGCCAAGCGAAGATAAAATTAAAGAAGCTAAGGAAATGCTTTTGCGAGGTGAAAATAAGAAAAAATGAAATTAAACTTATTATTCACTTATATACACTTGACATACACTTATCATTAAATTATAATAGAAAGTGAGGTGATACTATGGAAAAATTATACACAACCAAGCAAATAGCTGAAATTTGTAAAGTTAGAGTTGAAACTGTTTGGCGTTGGTATCGTGAAGGCAAATTAAAATATGTAGTAGTTGGTAGAAAAAAGATGGTTAAGGAAAGTGATTTTGTTGCTTTTGTAGATGGTGGTGAAAGTAATGGAAAATAGAGGTTGGTTTAAATTATATCGTGATTTAAAACCTGTTGTAATTAAAGATCCAGACCATCTTGCTGTTTTTATTTATTTATTAAGTGAAGCACAATTCAAAGACGGCAAAACTATGTTCGGAAAAAAAGAAATAATACTTAAAAGAGGTCAGCTTATAATTGGTAGAGAAAAGATAGTCAAATATTATGGTGGTAAAAACAAGCTTTCGAGTAGCAAGGTTCAACGCGTTTTGAAAAACCTCGAAAACGAACAAGTCATTGAACAACTAACAACTCCCTATGGACGACTAATTACAGTAATAAATTACGAATATTATCAAGATGGAGAACAACAAAGTGGACAACGAGTGAACAACGAGTGGACAACGAGTGAACAACGAGTGAACACTATAAAAGAATTAAAGAATATAAAGAAGGAAAAAAAAGAAGAAGATTTAACTACTTATGAAGGTGTTTTTGAAAACACCGAAAAAGGTGAAATGATACCTTACAAAGAAATCGTTGAATATCTTAACGAAAAGACAGGGCTTAATTTAAGACACACAACTAATAAAACAAGAGATTTAATTAAAGCTCGTTGGAATGAAGGATTCCGTTTAGATGATTTTAAAAGCGCAATAGATAATGCTGTGAAGTTTAGAACAAAACCAAATGGTGAAATTGATACTCGGTATTTAATGCCTAAAACAATTTTTAATGGTAGTTTTGAAACTCGTGTTCTTGGAACGACTTATAAATCTAAATCTAAAGAAATGGAAAAAGAAGAACAAGTTGATATTTTAAAAGGTCGCTACGATCATTTAATTACAAGAGATTAGGAAGGTGAATCAATGAATTTAAAACAAATCTTAGAAAATGAGAAACTTAAAGAAAAACTTGATAATAATGACAAACTTATCTACGAAGAAGAAATTGAACTTTGTAAGCAGTGTTTTAACACAAAAGAAAAACTTTGTGAGAGTAGATACATACCGTATATCATTTACGATGAGTTTGGAAACCATTACGAGTTAAGTTATGTAAGATGTCCAAAATCTAGGGGGTGGAATAAATCATATATACCACTCATAGACTTTGAAAAAATCTTTGAAACACCAAAACGTGAAAGAGTTTTAATGAAGTTTTTAAAAGGAAATGGTGGTTATATCTACGGAAATGCTGGTAGAGGTAAAACATACATTATGGGGTTTACGGCTAACGAACTTAACAAACGCAACAAATCAGTTATGTTTGATTTAGCTAACAACATCTCACAAGGGGTTTGGAACTTTGAAACTCGTGAAGAAACATTAAGGCTATGCCAAAACGTTGATATATTGTTTGTTGATGACTTTGGTGGCGAAAAGTTTACTGAAGATATAATCTTTACAGTGTGGTCGCCAATTATTAAAGGTCGAATTGATAACGGTAAGCCAGTTTATTTATCAAGCAACTACTCACCAGATGAGTTAGCAAATAAAATTACTAAGGCTAGTGATAGCGTAACAGCAACAGTTTTATTAGATCGAATATTGTCACAAGGTGCAGCGCACGAACTTGACGATAAAAATTATAGGTTGGAGGTAACCGAAAAATAATGAACGATAAAGAAATTAAATTGTTAAGACAAATCGAGAAAGAAGCTTTAAATCATTTAGACAAAGAAGGTTTTGTGCCTTATCAAATCACTATCAGCGATAAACAATGGAAAGTTTACAAAGATATACTAAAGCAAGGGCGTAGAGCCACAGTTAATTTCAACGGTATTAAATGGCAAATCAACGTGCAATGTTGCACAACAGTAATAACAGTTTATGAGAAAGGAACAAGAGGTGCAATGGTATGAGAAAACCACAACCTTACAAAAAGTTTATTATCACACGTAAAAATGAAGAAACTGGAAAAACCGAATATTTGCTTTGGGTAAACGATGGCGTGTATTTATGGTTAAGTAGAGAAGAATATGAAATGGGTTGCTACACTACGTTTTTTGAAGAAATGGCTAATGAAACAATTAAAAAACTTGGTTGTGGTAGAAAGGTTGAGTGGAATGACACAACTAACGATTGATGATTATGCAGTAATGACAAAGAATAATTTAACACCAAGAGATTGGAAGTTCTACACATTTTTAAAACAACAAACAAAAAAGTTTAAGAATCAAGAAACAATGTTGCTTATTTATGAAACTTGGCTCTTAGAAAATTGTGAACACTCAAAATATTCCTTTAATTATTTCCAAGAAAAACAAAGCGGTAAACATTACGGTGATATGACAAGCGGTCGTGCAATGAGAAAGACTATTGAGGCATTACGTTGGGACGATACCATTCAAAAAATAATTGGCACTAACAAAATTGCAAGTAGTGTTGAAGAAGCTAAACAGATCCTAGCTAAGAGAAAAGCAAGATGGCTTAAAGAAGCTAAACTTTATTGGAAAGAACTCCAAAAACTTGAAAAAGACTTCCAAACACGTTTAGTCTTTGGACAAGAGAGAGATTACATCGAGGCGGTGATTAGAAATGAATAAGCAAATCTTTACAAGAAAAACAAAAACTGGCTATTTAGCCACTTACAACGGAGTTAAAGGTAAAGGTAAAACTGAAATACAAGCAATAGAAAGGTCGGTTGCTAATGAAAAGAAACGAAATCTTAACAAAGATACTCCAAGCGAAAATCAACCAAGAAGTCTTGCAAGTCAAAGTTGAGCCTAACCCTTTTGAAACAAATTACTACGAGTTTGTTGATTATAGTGTGATTCAACCTAATCTTTCACAAGTCGCAATTTTCAACGAAACGCAAATGGTTATAGCGTTCTTTCACGAACTAACAATTTACTCAAGACCTTTAACACCCAACGATCTAGCTAAGAAAGTTGTGTCCATGACAGACAAACAACTTGCAGAGAATAGCGATGACTTAGATTTAAGTCTTGAAACTATCAAAGAAACCAAAAAAACTACTCAAGAAAAAGAATTAAAAGAGTTCATACGCAATAATTTAAGCGTAGAGGCTGATTTTAAAGCCGTAGAGAGCATTTTATTAACGGCGTGGAAAAATACTCGTGGAAATACAAAAATTGATTACACGCTAAATATTAACGATTTAAACGCATTGAAAGAAACAATAAAAATTATAATTAAAGAGAGAGAGGAATTAGAATTATGAATAAAATGAAATTACACGCAAAGCTCATTGACATGGGTGTTGTAGAAGAAAATGATGTTGTAGTTATAAAAGAAACAAAAGGTTATTATCCTAGCGTTTATATAACTGTTGTTACTGGTTTGAATAAGGTTGCTTCATATACCTATCAAGATAATGAATTAGTTATTATTGAAGGTTCAGTCCATTTAAGCAACGTTTTAAGAATGAAAGATTTAGACTTGGAGGAATTTGAATAATGAATGATTTACAAATTACGAAGTTAAACGTTGATTATGAGTTACCAAAGTTAAGTTATGATTTAACACCTTTAAAAGAACAAGTTAAGGCTATTCAAGAGCAATACAAAGGTTGGGTAGTTGTCGAAGATGATTTAAAAGCCGCAAAAGATATTGTTGCTAGTCTTAACAAAACCGCAAAGGCTATTAGTGATGAACGGATCGTTATCGTTAGAGATATTAAAGAGCCAATTACAAAGTTTGAAGATGAGCTTAAACTTATGACAACCGACCTTAAACAATTAAGCGAAAGCATTAAGAATCAACTTGATACTTACGAAGAAAAACGTAAAGAACTTAAAAAGCAAGAAATCTTAGCGTTGCCAGAATATGACAAAGAATATATGCTTTTTGATGACAAATGGCTTAATAAGACTTACGACATTAAAGACATCAAATACGACTTACAATGTCAAGAAATGTCATTTTCTAAAAATAAGTCTATACTTTTATCGGTAATTGGTGATACAATAGAAGTGTCAAAATATGTCAATGAGTTAAAAAAGACACTTGATTTAGAAAAGGTTGTTGAACTTTATAAGAACGATATGCAAGTTCGTGAAAAAACATTGAGTGAAATCGGCGTAAATGCCGTTGAGAGCAACGAGATTAAGCCACAAGCGACTTTTAACGCAAGTGGTATAAAATATATGCGTTCACTTAAAATCAACGCTACAAAGGAACAAATTGCTTTATTGAAAGAGTTCCTTACAAAATATGAAATAGAATATGAGGTGGAGTAGATGTTTGAAATAAATTTGTTATTACATAATTTTAATTGCAATGAAAATCACGAACAAATAACCATTGAATTCCCAAAAAAAGCAATGGCAAAATTTTTCGTTGATGACATAGTTATATTTTACGGTCATAAAGAAATAACTGACAAAATATATAAAATTGTTGCTATAACTGCAAAAAATAATTCGTGTCTTATAGATTTTGAATTAGCAAAATATGAATTAGATAATATTTATGTAAACGATATTTTGTTGCAAATAGGTAAACGTTATAAAATTTATAATAGGGAATATCGACTAATATCAATTGCAGACAATAGTTCATATTTGTTTTCTGTAATTGATATATCAAATATAGAAAATAGTTCATATACATTTAGATTTGCGCCTAGAGACCAAACTGATTGTATAGTTGCGGATTATGATATGGAATCATTGAAAAGAAGACCTTTTTCAAGAATAGAATATGAGGTGGAGTAGTGGAAATAAAAAATATCAATTTAGAAAATTATCTTTATACTCATTTCTTTTTTGAAGGTCAAGCGTTAAAGATAGGGACTGATAAAGCAAGTGGTTTAAGTGATAAAGAAATTGTTGAAATTTACGAAAAAGGCAAACATTATGGCAAGTTTAAAGTTTATGAGTTGATTACGCTTGACGAAGATTTAGGAAATGAAATAATCTATTTAACGAAAGTTGAGGAAAAATAATGAGTTTAATGTTAATAGTGCAGTATAAGATACAATTTAAGTATAATCCAGATAAGCATTATCGCTTGGTAAAGAACCTTGTAGATTGGTGCGACAATAATAAAATAGGCGTTCAAACAAAAATGCTTAACGAGAACAAGAAAACCTATTTAACGTTTTATTTCCAAGTTACACGTGAAGGTGAAACGTTGCTAAGAAAATGGCAAGAAAACATTGAGAAGAAACTTAAATCATTGTTTAATCGCACACTTATTCAAACTGCAAACCTAATTGAAAATCAAGGTTTTGAAAGACTAGAAGAGATGGTTGCACAATATGATGGGGCTAAATCTTAAAAATGCTTAAGGGGGTAGGGTATGAAACCTAACCGAACTGATTACACAATCGAAAAATACATTTTAAAAACAGCTATCGTTTTAGTTGACACACGTGAACAAGAGAATCAACACATACTTGATTACCTTGATAAGATTAAAGTTGCTTACCAAGTTCAAAAATTAGATTATGGTGATTATACTCTTTTGATACCAACTAACAAAGAACAAGGAATTGAATGTGATATGATACTAGATTTTGCTGTTGAAAGAAAAGGTAGCCTTAATGAACTAAGTGGCAACTTCACGAATGATAGAACACGTATTGAAGAAGAGTTTTGGCGTGGTGAAAACAATTTAGCTTTAGTAGTTGAAAACGGATCGTTTGATAAGATACTCTCTCACGAGTATAAAACTCAATACAACGAAAAAGCCTTTGTTGCTACGTTAATTAGTTTTTGGCATAGATACAACGTTCCACCTATTTTTGTTTCAAAAGAGAATAGCGGTAAAATTATTTACGCAATTTTAAAGTATAAACTTAGAGAGGAATTGAAAAAATGATTAAGATTAGTATTGAAAATGACAACGTTGAGATTGAGGCGATAGCAACTATTCAAGAACGCAAATTATTACTAAGCATTGCAAAGGCTTTGTGTGAAGAATGTAAGGAGGGCGCTGAATGAGAGAACAGATAGATATATTCGACATAGGCGTTGAAGATAAACATTACGATTATAAAAAATACTTTCAAGATTACGATAAACCAATTAAACTATTTGAGGCATTCGCTGGAGTGGGTTGTCAAGCAATGGCATTTAAAAGACTTGGAATAGACTTTGAAACGGTTGGAATAAGCGAGATAGATAAATACGCTATAACTTCATATAACGCTATTCATGGCAAGACTAAAAACTATGGCGATATTTGTAAAATGACACACATACCAGAATGCGACATATTCACATGGAGTTTTCCTTGCACTGATCTATCTAAAGCTGGAAAGCGTGAGGGTTTACAAGGTGGCACACGCAGTGGGTTAGTTTATGAAGTGTTGAGATTATTACACGCAACTACTAATAAACCTAAAGTGTTGATAATGGAAAACGTGCCTGACTTAGTCCAAGAAACATTTATGGCTGAGTTTTATGAGATACAAAAAGAGATTGAAAGTCTCGGTTATAAAAATTATACGCAACGTTTAAACGCTAAGCATTACGGTGTAGCTCAAAATCGAGATAGAGTGTTTATGGTATCGTTGCTAGGCGGTGGAAGATATGAGTTTCCACCAAGAGAGAAACTAACAAAGAGATTAAAAGACTACTTAGAAGATGAAGTTGATGAAAAGTATTATTTGAGTGATAAAATGGTTAATTTCTTTAAGCAAAATAGTATTGTTAATGAAGAAAAAGGAAATGGCTTTAGATTTAATCCCCAAGATGGAAACAAGCCTGCCAAAGCAATAACAACTCGTGCTGGTGGCAGAATGGACGATAATTTTTTATTAGAACCTAAGCTTAACCAAGTAGCACAAATTACAAGTAAAGGTTTTACTGAAAGCACTGGTAGAGTTTATAGCGATGATGGTTTATCGCCGACTATTCAAACATTACAAGGCGGAAATAGAGAACCTAAAATCGCAATCCCTGAAGCTACCAAAAAAGGCTACTCATTAGCAAGTGATGGTGATGGAGTTTACCTTAATAGACCACATCAAAAGCGTGGCGTAGTTCAAAAAGGTATGATACAAACGCTAAAGACAAGCGGTGATGATGTAGGGGTGGTGGTTAAGGGTGGTTATATTGAAAATGCTATAAAAGAAACTATTGAAAATAACAACAATATTATTCCTGAAGCTTTTGATTTATATAATCGTAAGCCAATTATTGATGGTATTTCAAAAACTTTAAGCACGACTTGTGGACAAATTGGCAGTGCTGGTGGTATGGGAATTAGCGCTCAACAACCACAAATAAAAGAAAATAATATAATAACACTTAAAAATATTTTTGGTTTATGTAGTAGAATAGAAACAAAGGAGAGTGTTAAATATGAAAGAAGCAAACCGTTATTGCGAATATTGTGGCAAGAAATTGGAAAGAAAGAGATACAACAAGCGATTAGAAGATTATACAGTGTTTACAAAAAGGAAATATTGCAACCGAACTTGTATGAGGAAAGCGTTTCTAAAGATAGGGAACAATCAAAATCAAACTTATACGAACGCTCACACAACAGCGAGAACGATAAACAAATTGGTTCTAAAAAAGACAACTTGCGAAATGTGTGGGAGCAATTCAAATGTAGATATACACCACAAAGATGGGAATTGGAAGAACAACAATTTAGACAACTTGATATGTTTATGCAGGAGTTGCCATATGAAGTTGCACAGAAAGAAGTCAATTTGCAAAATTTGTGGGAAACCGATGAAGGGTTTAGGCTTTTGCAACAAACATTATATTCGCTTCAAGAAATATGGAGATCCACTTTATGCGAAACACAAAGTCAAAATTTGAGAATTAGAAAGTTATCTCCTCGTGAAGTATGGCGCTTAATGGGTATCAGCGATGAAGATTTTGATAAAGCAAGTAAGGTAGTAAGTAATTCACAGTTATATAAACAAGCTGGAAACGGCATTGTTGTTGATGTGTTTGCAGCTATTTTAAAGGGGTTATTCTAATGATTATAAAGCGTTTGCAAAGGCGCAAGAACAGCTGAGGTTATTTTAATGATTGAGATACTTAGGGGGTTGAGATGTTAGAGATAAATAAAATACATTTAGGTGATTCATACGAACTAATTAAAGAGATACCAGATAATAGCGTGGATTTAGTTATAATCGATCCGCCTTATAATTTTGAACATGGCGGAAAAATGACAGGTTTATTTAGAGATAGAGGGACTAGGCATTTTGATGCTTTAGAAGGTAAAAATCTAACATTAAATTATGATTACAAAACAATTTTAGATGAATTATTAAGAGTTATGAAATTTATATATATTTATATATGGTGCAATAAACAACAAATAAAACAATATCTTGATTATTTTGATAATTTGAATTGTAGATTTGAAATCTTAATTTGGGAAAAAACAAATCCAATACCTTTATGCAGTAATAGATATTTACCAGACAAAGAATATTGTATGATGTTTTTAGAACAAGGAAAAGGAAAAATCTATGGTGATTATGAGAGTAAGAAAACAGTTTATCGCCAACCAGCAAATGTAGATGATAAAAATAATTATTTACATCCTACGATTAAACCCATAAATATAATAAAAAATCTTATTATTAACTCATCTCAACCAAACGATCTAATACTTGACTGCTTTAGCGGTAGTGGCACAACTTGTGTAGCTGCGAAAGAGTTAGGGCGTAGATTTATTGGAATTGAAATTGACACTAACTATCATAAAATAAGCGTTGATAGATTAAACGGAATCACAACGAACGGACAAACGAGTATATTCACTGATTTTGATGAGGTATCACCATGACCGAAATAATCCAAGACTACATCTCAGGCTTACCCCTTAGACAGATAGCTAAGAAACATTACGTGTCGCATACTTACATATATCACCATATACCGAAAGACTTACGGCGTGAACATCACAGATACAAAGATATACATATCAAGCACGAGAATGTTTGCAAAGACTACGTGAACGGATCGAGCCTTGAAGAGTTAGCAAAGAGATACGACATCACAAAGACATACGTAAGAGTATTATTAAAAAACTACGGCGTTGAGATACGCTACGAAAGAAAGGTTAGGAAAGCGGAATGAGAAGCTCAAAAAGTAAATTATCAACAATTATTGCTACGGTTTCAGCACTTATGGACGGACCTTATACAGAAAGTATCGGCATTAAGCCAAAAAGACCTAAGAAAGTATGGAACGCTGAACTTAAATGCTACACCATAAACGGTAAGCCTATTGAAAAAGAAGTTAAGGAGGCTCAAGATGATTAAGCACGAGGAAGTTGTTATACATAATAATAAAGAACATAAAATAGTATCTTTTGAAGATATGAATAATTGGTTTGGTAGATTTAAAATATATGCACAAAACGTTAAAGGCAAAATGTTTGTAACTTTTAGAAGTGCTAGTTATGACCTAGTTCATTTTAATGATAGCAATAGTATTTCTATTGGTGAGTTTTATGGTAAAAAGAAGGAGTTGTTGAAAATGATAGATACGGCGGAGAAGTTAGGTTGGGGGAGGTAAGAATGACTAAAGAATTAGAAAAATTATATTACTTGTTAACCGAAGCTATTACTAATGCTGACGGCACTAACAAACCAAAGAACGAACATGTTAGTATTTGTTACACTGATTTACAAACCTACATCACCGAGCAAGAAAAGAAAGATGAGTTGCTGGGGTTGTATAGAAAAAAAGATTTATGTATAAATAGACAATGTGAAAGATATTATTCACACAAAATCAAATCCCTAGAGGAGGAACTGAAATGAAAGCAAAGGAAGCGTGGAACGGATTACTTGATGACATTAAAATGATGAAACATTTAACCAATATAAGACAAAAAAAAGACATATTAGATAAACTTGATATACTTCGTTTGGTATTGGTGGATTATGAAGAAATGAAAAAAGAAATTATCGCACGCCAAGAAACGGAGAACTCGCTAACTCAATGGGTAGCAGATTTAACAACCGAACTCGAGGAGTTGAAAGCAACAGTTAAAGAATTGTTAGACATACCATTTACGGTATCTACCGTTAATGGCACATCACTTTTGATTAAAACTATGAATAAATTACAAAAGTTAGTGGGTGCTAAAGATGAGTAAAGAGTTAGAAGCGTTAAAGAATATTGTAAAAGAAATAAGTCTCTATAAACTGCACGGTTTAGGGGATGAAAATTGGTTAGGTATTCAAGATGTTATGCGTGATATTGATGTACTTGAACAAGCTCTCACCGAACTCGAGGAACTGAAGAAACGAGATACTAAAATATTAGAATTATTAGTGGAATTATTAAACAAGCAGATGTTAGGACAAGAAGGCTTAGTTTTAATTAACCGAATAAAAAATCTATTGAGTTGGAGTGATAAAGATGAGTAAAGAGTTAGAGGCGATTATCCGCAAAGAATTAGAAAAAATCACATACACGCATTACGAACCTAAAAGAACCGAAGATATTAACAACGCTATGAATATTATCAAACAATCCCTAACCCCACCGACAGCTGAACAGTTGTGCGAGGAACTTGGGGAGTGGTTGAAAGAAGAGTTACCAACTTTGTGGAATTATAAAGTTTACCACGATAATGGAGGTTTTCATTATTATAACAATGAAGATTATGAGATTTATTTGGTAGATTATGATGAAATATTTGAAAGAATATTTTTCCCAAGATATTTACCCCCACGCTTAATCAAACGCATAGCACAGTTTTATGAAAGTGAGGTGAAGTGAGATGGCAGCTATATTTCCGTTATATTTAGATTTATTTAAAATAGAAAAAGTATTTGTTTGGGATAGCTTAGCTATGAATTTGTCCGAGAGATTTATTGTTTATAAGTTATATCCTTCCAGTTTAGAAAAATTAGAAATTGTAGCAATAAAAAATACATATCCTCAAGCTGAAGAAGTTATTAAGGAGTTGAAAAAGAAATGAAACGCTATGTGCTGTTGGAAGATAAGACTATTGTTGATACAAGAGATACCGAGTTTAAATATGAAGTGATAGATGAACCCACTTTATTTCGTAGCAAATCTAATGGTTACGGTGGAGTGCTTGGCAAAATCAAACTCCAAAGCGACAACATTCTCGACTTTGCTGAAGTGGGGGATATGGTTGAATTCGTAGACGAGCAAGGCTTGGACTACATTCATTTAACTGAAGATTTTCCTGCGAGTAAAGTAAATGAATTGACGTTAGACTTTGAAATTATTGCCATCTGGAAACGCAACGGCGATGTTATGAGGAGGTATGAGAGATGAAAAAGAATAGATACTTAGCGTTAAGAATTATATTGTTTATAGTAACTCTAGGATTTATATTATATCTTGTCGTGTTAGGTTTTATAAATAGCACTGATGCTTATTTAATAGGTATAGTGAGAGATTATCTAATTATAATGTCAATAGCGTTTATTATATTATTTGCTGAACTTGACAAAGACAAAGTTAGAGAAGAAAAGCTTAAAGCCTACAAAGAAGGCTATGAGCAAGGTAAGTTTGATAAAGAAATGGAGGTAACTAGCGATGTGGATTAGAACGCAGAGAAGAGATAGATTGATAGATTGTAGCCATATAGAATATGTAAGAGATAGTGAGATTGAGTTTATAGTATCAAACGACACCGTCCTAGCTATCTACCCAACCAAAGAGCGTTGCCTCGAGGTGCTTGATGAGATAGAGAAGAATATTGCAGATAGTGATGTTACACAATACGAATATTATAATTCAGCTGAAGGGTTAAAAGTAGAATATACTTATAAATTAAAAACCATTTACCAAATGCCAGAGGTGTAGAATATGAAGAAAATAATATTGATTCTAATGCTAAGTCTAATTTTAATTGGTTGTGAAATAAGCAATGATCCGTATAAAAAAATGACTAAACTTTTAAAACCTGAAATCGTTGAAATAGTATCGCCGTTTGGTTTTAATGGAGTTGAAGTTAAAGCAACACACAAGTTTGTAATGAACGATAATGAAACGTTGTATTATGTGCCTGAAATTGTTAAATATGATGGTGACACATTCGTTAACGAAAAGTATGGTTATATCATAAAAACCGTAGAAGATAACAAAACAACTTATACAACTATAAAAGAATCACAAGCTGAAAAAATCGTATCTTAAAGGGGGTGCAAAAAATGATAATTAAACTAATCTTGGAAAAGGTTAAAGACCATTTGAAACAAGAATATAACGTTAATATGTTTTCACAAAGCGGATTAAGACTAGCATACGTAGTTTACCAAGCGTATATCACAAGCGATAAACCTATAATGATTTCAAGTGAATTGTTAAAAAAATCTCATGAATTATTAGATGATGGTTCAAGTTATGTGGCGTTTGAAAGGTCTGTTTATCGTGAACTAAAAGCTATTAGCGATAGACAAGGAAAAGACTTTTACATTTTAAGGGTTGTGTATGACATTGCTAAAGGTGTGAAAATATGAGTGGCGAAAATGAAAACCTAAAAGTTAAGCAAAAACTCGAAGAAGCCAAAGCTACTAAAACAGCAACAAAAAGCAAAGTCAATTCGTTCTTAAATTATTTACCAAACATAATTATTAACTTATTTATAGTAATAGCCTTAGTTTTAATGACAACACTTGTCCTAGATTTTGATGGCAATTATTTGTTCTCGTTGCGCGGTGTGGCAACAACCATTGTTTTAACGATATTATTTACCGCTTCACACTGGTCTATGTATGATATGCGTGTTAAGAAAAACAAACGTTTACAAGAAAACAAAGACTACATAGAAACTAAAACCACAAGCATTAAAAAGGTTACAAGCACAGTAACGTGGTTAGACCACAAGGAAGAATTTGTAAATGACCGAAACCTTGATAAAAAAATTGAACAATGGAAAATAATCATTGAGAATCGCATTGTTAATTTAGAAAAGAAAGCCAAGAAAAAAGACCTCGATATTGAGGCTATGGGTATTACTGATTTCCAACGCAAACATTTAAGTGAAGAACAAATATTAGACTTACAAGCAAAGATAGATAAGGAAAAAAGTGAAAATCGTTATTTGCAGCGTAAAAAAATGCTTGAAGAAATGCGAACTAACGAATGGATTGCTGAAAACGTAATAAAGAAAAACATAACTTATGACAAAATTGATACTATGTTCATTGAAACTGGCTCAGTTGTCAAAGGTCAAGAAAAGACTAAAGTCGAGAAAAAGGGTAAGTATGCCAAAGATAACAGCGGTCAAAGACTATTTAGTTTAGTAATCTCTATATTCTTAACGGCTATTGCTGCTGATTTAGCCTTAAGCGGTTTTACAGGTGGTGCATGGTTTGTTTTGGCTTTAAGAATTGTTATTTGGGTTTTTAACCTTTTAATGGGTTCTAATTATGGCGATACTTATTACGCTGAAACCGACATTCACAACATTGAAAGCCGTGAAAAATTAACTGATGAATTCAAAGTGTGGGCTTTGAAGAAGGGGTATATAAAATGACAGTAAAAAAAGATTGTTTTGGTTATAACGCTATAAAAAATGAATGTCATGTATGTAAAGATTTGAAATGCCAAGATTGTGCATTTTATAAAGAAAGGAAGAGGTTTATATATGAAAAAACTAAAGTTGACTATCGTGTTAGAAATGACAGACAAAGACTACTTGAAACACAACGTCAAGGAAATTGATCCACTTATAATTACAAGGTTCAATATTCAAGATGAAGTTATGGCAACTCAAGATGGCATTATTCCGTTTGGTGTGCCGAGAGAAATCTTATCTCAGTTAAAGAAATCTAACGCCGATATTGCCGAGATTACAATTATTGATTGTGAAGATCCTGATTACCCTGAAAACTATATTGACGGTATAAGCAATGAAGAAACTGATTTCTAATCCAATAGATTTCGCTTGTAATCAATTTTTATCACAAACACAACTAATAAAGATACCGTAAAAAAGAAAAAGCCTTTTAAAGGGCTTTTTTTATTGTTCTATGAGTTTTTTCTCTAATCGAGTTTGGAAGAATTTTAATATGAAAGAGATTGCATAACACACAAAGATTATTAGCACCACGTTGGAAAGTTCTTCAATATCAGTTTGCACAACTTTTAATATACGCCATATCACAAATAATACGACCACTGATGGAAGATAAGCATAAACCATAACTTTATAAGGACTAGGAACAAAACCGCTTTGTTGGCGAATTATGATACGTTTCTTGCCATATCTAACCCAACTTATCACAATGATTAGCAATAATACAACGCCAATAATGTTCCAAGCAACTTTTGGAGTGGTTTCAACAGTGAAATATGTTGTTAAAACAACTGTTAAAGGTAAGATAAATTGAAATAATGCCACAAAAATGTTGACAATAACTAGCCATTTTTTAGTAGTCATAGGGTTATTCCCCCTTAAGTTTTAATTCAATGTCTTGCAAAGTCATACCTAAAACGTTCTCAACTTCTGGCAATTCTTCAGCAATTTCAATAATTTCTTCTTGAGTTAAAGTGTTATCTTCAATCGCATTTTCAATTTTATCAGCAATATCTAACGCAACTTGTTGTTCAGTTGCTTTCAAACCTTCGGCTAAATAACCAAAGTTTGCTTTCATTTCATCACTTAAAATTACACTTTTTGAATTGGCTTCACTCGCTAAAGCAAGATATTCTTTTAAAGTCTTGTTTTCATCTCTTAGAACTTGGATTTCTTGATTAGTAACATCTTGTTTCTCTGCAAGAACTTGGATTTTTTCTAAAGCAACTGCTAATTCTTTAAGCACTGGCTTGTTAGAATTCTTTAATAGTGGCAAACCAAACTTAATAAAAGCAATAGTTATTGTCGTGATCCCACCGCCAGTTAATACATAAGATAAGTATTGTAGCAATGAGCCACCATTTGTCATGAGCCAATCCCAACCGTAAGCAATGCCTTCAGCTATTGATACCCACATTTCACCGATACTTGATAAAAACATATTCTCACCACCTTATAATGTTAGATTTGGCAAGTAAGTTGCCATAATCTCTTGAATCGCTTTGATTTGTTCACTGTTTGCTTTAACTAGACTATCTAAACGTTTGTTTTCAGCACTTATACTATTGTTGCTAGTGATTAACACCGCTAATAGATTTCCAAGTGTGATTTTAGTTTCGCCTAGATCTAATTCAACATCAGTTAATGCCATATACCCAGTTTGTTTCTTGCCATCGTTATCTTTATAAGTTATGGCAATTTGCCCTGCTTGAGCTTCGTTAATCTTTTTAAGAACTTTGTTCCAAGCCTCAGCACTCTTTTGCTTCGTGTTCACTTTCATAAGTAACCTCCTTTTTAATTAGTGGGAGGAAGGGCTACTGCACGTAACCCCAACCTCTACGGCTTAATCCGTATCTCTTTAAAATAAATAACTGTAATTGTATTGTTTAACCCTAACAAGTTTCAGTTTTCTTGGTAGAGTAATAAATAATGTCTTTTGAATATAAAACGCTAACGGTATCGTTATCAGTTTCTCTGGCGTAAACGGTAGCCACAAAATAGATATATAAGTTATGGCTAACCCCCTAACCCAACCAGTGCCGATAGTAGCAAGTAAATAAGCCCACCCGTTTGTTAGAAACCACGCTATCAAAAAACTAACAAAAAGTGTCGGTTTAAGAAACGGTTTAATCTCGGCTTTATATACTCGCCACCATAAATAGATAAGTGCCTTAATTTTCATAATAAGGTTTAATCGTAATGATTACCCTCATCATCAATATAGATAAACACCGTTCCGCTTTCGTTGTATGTATAATCGTTTATGTAAGAATGCACTTCTTCAATGTAGTCTTGTTGCATTTCTAATTGCTCTTGCTGAACTTGTAATAGTTCTTGTTGCTCTTCAATTTGTGCTTGTAAGTCATTGATTTCATTGTCTTGCTTGGTTACTATGCCAGTTAATAAAACTAGCAAGAAAAAGCAAACTGCACCTAATAAGGTCAAACCTAATTTTTTCATTTTTTTACTCTCCTATAACTGTATAACTTCCGAGTATTACAACTCGGTCTTTTTCAATCCACATTTTTTCTGGAATGCTTGTTAAAGTAATGGTCTTGTCAAGGACATCTTCCATAAACGCTTGAATGTCCGCTGGAGTTTCGGTTACATATGGCGCTATGATATTGTAGTCATAAGCCTTAGCGTTGTCATAGTCAATGTAGAAGCGGTCTTGAACAAAAGCCGTGCCAGTTTTAGAGTTTGCGGAAGTAAGGGTAAGGTAAATGTCTAGCCACTCATCAAGTTGATTTTGCGTGGGGGCGGTGGTGAATAGGTCGGTAAGGTTTAAAGCGTAAACATAATCAATATATAATATTTGAGTTGATAAACGATTTCTTAAAAAAAAATTAAAGTTAGTGTTTGGTGTAGTATTTATTATTGAAGAATACACTGAAAAATCAGTTGCTATCATATAATTGATTTCTCGATATGGTGTTGATATTGTTAAAAATGGTGCAGTTGAACTTTTGTATCTTATATTATGATATAACTTAACGCCATTTATATTTAACGATTGAAATATTCCTGAAATATTACTTTCTGAAATAATTTCTATAATTCCATTTGTAACACTTTTTGTTATAATCCCACTATCATTCCACCCAGTAATTCCATTTTCGAACTGTGGATTTGTAATTATATTCCCATCTTCAAAAATATCTCTCAAACTCAACCCTTCGTAGACTGGAGTGTCTAAACTCAACTGCATATACTCTTGCTGTAACGTGTTCTCGAAAGCCTTAGCCTTGATAACTGTGTTCGTGTATTGAGGTATAAGTGTTTCGTGCATTGCAAGGCTTGGCTCGTTTCCAGCGCCGTAGATTGCTAACAAGTCATGGATTACATCATCATCATAATTAAAGTAATAACGACCATTAAGTAATGCTGAACCAGTTCCGTTTGCTGCGGTTTTAAAGTCTTCGTAACTGTCACTAACATAATCGGAAGGAGTTCCGTAGAAGTCTTCACCAGCAGTTAGTATTTGTAATTGATATGCAATCATATTGTCATTAGTGATATTGTCAAATGTATCGTTATATTCTGGTGAATAAATTGCTTTTGATTTTAGGTCCGTTACATCAAAAACCGATACTGTATCAAGATTAAGAATAGTTCCTGTTCTGTCGTAGCCATCTGGTTGCACTGGACCAATTTTGATACCAAACGATGTTTTTGTTGAACCTATCGTTACTGCAAATCTCACATAACTGTATTCAGTGGTAAAAGGAAGTATTTCTTCTGCGGAACCTTGTTGGAAGTAATTTGGGTAACCATTGTTGTTCTTTCCTCTAATTACAAAAACGTATGTGCGCCCAGCGGTTAAAGTAAATGCTTTTTCGATGTAATCATCATTACCATCGCCACCTAAAGAAGCAATTCCATCAGTTACGCTAAATGTTGCGTTTGTTGATTTAGTCCAGTCAGCAGTTCCGTTTTCGAAGTTCCAGTTAGTCAAAAGACCTTTAGTTAAGTCTTCCATAGTTTCATAATCAGAACTAACACCTAAAGCCGAATTATCTAAACCATAAAGATTAGGACATTTTATAACTTCTTGGTTTTCGTAACCGTCAACACTTGCGTCTATTGTCTTTGCATCAACAGTTACGTTGCCATTTTTATCTACAATATTTAAGTCCATAAAATCACCGCCTATTCTGTAATTACTACTTTAAGTCTTTGGTTAACTGTGTCATACTCCATATAAGCAGTTGTGTCGAACACTACCTTTGGCGTGTCAACGTGAGTTGCTGCTTTTACAATAGGGACTGTGCCATCACCTATCTCGGTTTCAGTATAATATCGATTGTCTAATTGACCGCCGTCTAATTCAGTCTTACTATAAGCGTCAGCTGGTAACGCTGTTAGATGCGCTTTTTCAGCATCAGTATAAGCGTTTGTATTAGCGTTGCTTTCGTATAAAGTCTTAACTTCACTTGCGCTTAATTGGTCGTGTATCTTAATGAATGTGCTACCAGTCCAACGATAAGTTGAAGTATTATTGCCGCTTGTTTCATCAGCCGTAACGATATACAAAACCGCTGTGCTTTTTGTTTCTTCGGCTTCTAATAGTGCGTAGGTTGCATATTCAGCAAAATCGTCATAAGCATTTGGAACTTGTGAAGCTGGAACTTTACCACCGACTAAATCGGCTTTAGCATTGAATAAATCAGTATGAGCGTTTTCGTTAGTGTTATGCGTTGCTATGTCCGCTGCTATTTTTGCTTCCATTTGTGCTTTATTAACTGCGTCATTGTTCTCAGTTCCATTTGCTAAACCAGTAATCTTTTTACTACCCATAGCGATGTTGCCAGACATAATTCCACCGACTTTTTTAAGATAAGTTGTATCAATTTGATTACCGTCTTTATCGCCAGTAGCTTTAGCTACAACAGTTGTTCCAACTTTTACTTTGTCAATTTCGTTATCTAGTTCATCAATGGCGCCTTTGACTGTAGTTGCCGTCATTCCAGAAGTTGAGTTATTATAGGTGATGTCTTGTGTTCCCGCTTCTATATTATCAATATTAGTTTCAATAGCAGCGATGTCACTTTCAGCAGTAGCCATTCTGTTCTCATATGCTTTGTAACCTTGCCACATTTCAACAATACCAACCATATCATCAATATAATCCCAAGTTTCTGTTGCTAAATTCCATTGGTATAGTACAACAGTATCTTCATCGCCTTCAGCAACACCACCAGTATTACCTCGTAATACAATAGCGTACTGGGCATCCTCTGCTGTTGTTGTCTCTATCATATCATCATAATAAACAAATACATAATCAGTCATTTGACCAATATACATTTTGTCTATATCATATTTATTAAAATTAACTGCGCTTCTTAGTACTGTTATAATTTTGTTAACGTCAGCACCATATAGTATTTCACCATCTAGAAAATCCGCAGGTAATGTTGTTTCTTTAATTCTTTCTGACATCTATATCACCTCTGTTCTTTTACTTTTCCAAGTTTGTATAAATAACCAAGATTGGTTATTCCAAAATTTCCATCAGATTGTTGCTCAATTTGTAATTGAATTGTTTTACCCTTATAACCCAAAGAAATTTTGTGTGTTGCATTTTCATTATCACCAAGTACCCCAGTACTTAGTTCTAATTCTCCAAGTTCATCTAATGTTAGATTAATATTTGTATCTTTTGTATAATCAACATATTCTTCGTAAACTATCTCCTCATTTTCGTCTAAAACAGCTCTGAAACTTGTTGGAAATGCTTTTAAATACCCGTCAAGCCAAATAGTAAAATGTAAATAAGTAGGGCTTGTTGCTTTTGTTTTTACATATACATTTTTAACTTTTTTATCATGGGTAGGATAACCAAAATTTAAGGCTGATGTTCTTATAACAGTTTTGAAAAGATAATCTGTGTTATCAACAGCATCAATGACCATAAAATCAGTATAACCATCGTCATAAAGATAAAGGCAACCATATTTTAGTGAGAATAAATCACCATTTTCCATAAATAAGTTATTAGGTCTAACTGCAAATAAATCTTTTACAAATGGGTGTAATTTTTCTGGTAAATCAATATTATAATACATTCTTATAACATCATAATCATAATTATCTGGTAAATAAGAAATATATTGGTCTCTGTATAAGATGCTTTCAATATCTTTATCTTTAGGAATAAGGTCTGGGATTTTCTTATCAGCCTTGTAAACGTTTTCTAATCCGTCTAAATAATAGTTCTGTGCTAATCTATATAAACCATTTTGTGTCATAAAGTACAAGGTATTTTCTAATGAGATAATTGATTTTGGCGCAATACAACCAATACTGTCATTTAGTATCTGTACTTGCCAGTCTGCGTCTCCGTATGTCCCTTTCATTTTCCAAATTGTGTTCTTTGTAAAGATAATATAAGAACCTTTAAAATACTTAATCTTTACTATCTCATCAGTTAAAAGTAAAGGTAAGATAACAAAAGAAAAGTTAGGAACATAATCAAATTGGTACTCTTTACTAAAATAAATTGTGTTTCCTTTATAATAAAGCATTTTGTTTCCAACAGAAATCATTTTAATGTTTTCTAAATCTAAACCAGTAATTGGTTCTGTTGGCTCGTCATTACCTATATCATAATACTGTCCTTCTAATGATGGCACAATATTGGAAAGATTTATAGATGTTTTTGAGACACTATTTAACTCTAATGAATTTGAAATATCATAATGTAAATAGTAATTAGAGGCATCGCCAACATCTATCAAAGTACCGTTCATTGGTATAAAATCATAAAAACTATCATATAAAATTCCGTCTGTATTTGTTTGTTTATTAAAAGTCATTGTTGAGTGATTGTAAATATACAAATCACACAAATCCCCCTGAGTTAATTGGAAGTACCCACCATCATTATTTGATGTTTTATAACTTGCAAAGAGGGTTCCAATAACTGCTGTGCCTAAATCACTAACTTCTGTTCGTGCTGTTATTGAGTACTTGGTATAATCACTTAATAAACGACCACCCTTGCCTGTTGTTATACTTTTTGTCATCTTGTAGACATGCTGCTCATTTTTAACTGAGTAATAATTGTTTAGTGTGTTGAAATCACCACTCTCCAGAGATGCAACAGACATATCTAATTTATTGATAACTTTATTTTGGTAAATAACATCTACCAATATATAAGAAGCACCTGCTGTGTTCAAATCAGTTATTGAATAACTGAATATACCGCCATACTTGACACCATACTCATTAGTTACTTGTGAACCTATCTTAAAATCAAGTATATTACCGTCTTCATCTTTAAAAATGAAAATTAAACTTTCTGGAGCCACACTCAAGTTACCTGTTTTTATTACTGAAATAAAAAAATCTCCACTTGTTGGTACCTTATCAATATAATTAGCATCAAGAAAATTTGTGTCACCTAAAAATGATATATCAGATGATAGTATAATATTTCTTATAGAAAACAAGCCTGTTCCTTGGTCATCTATATATAAAAGCGGACTTTCCGCCATTACATTAAATCCTTGTGTTAAACCTGCTGAACTAGATGAAATATCATAAGGTGTTGGCATATACACATCAGTTGACAAGTCATTGTCAAAATCTGTCCAAGTACCATCTAGTTTGTATTGGCCTCTCCAAGTAGTCCAAGTGTCTGTATCTCTATCATAAACTAAAACACCCTTATAGTTTTCACTAATGTCATTTAAAGATATATATATTTTACCAACGTAAGAGACACTTTCTGCGCCAGTTAATGTTGTTTTATACAAGTTTGTGGCGGGAAGTTCTTTAGAGTTGACTAATAAATTTTCATAAGTTAAATAAATATCATCAAATTTCAATAAACTAATATGATTTTCATTTATAATTAGTATTTTTAATAACCCGCTAAACTTATAATAAGGAAAGTTAACATAATAATTGAAATTTAGCACCTTTTTCCAATTACCTGGATGTGAGGCTGGGGTTGTTAGGTTTGGATTAACTAAACTCATATAAACTTTGTCATCATAAATAACTAAATCACCAATACCAAGAGGTGTTATACCGTCATAAATATCAAAATCTGTGTATACCTGTTCAGTTGTTGGTAAATAAACTTGCTGCCAATCGGCGGTAACCCCAGGTTCTTTACCAGTATTACTATTTAAAGCCACCCAAAATAAGCCCGAGTGAGTAACTATTGCACCTCTATTATAACTTTTTGTATCATCCCAATCATTAATTAGATAATCATAATAAGCCTTACGAACATAAGTGTATGGTGTTTCATAACTTTCTGGTAAAACATCTGAGATTGATAAATCAACCTGTATATCGCCAGAATTAAATTCTGTAATCGTGCTGTTAATAACTTTATTTTGCGTAGTGTAATTCTCATTTTTTATATTGTTTAAAATATTGTTTGTATTTTCTAAAACTTTAATATAACTTATGCTGTCTGTTGGCAGTTCTATATTATAATGGTTTAACATAGTGTTGAACAAAGACACATTACCAAATCCTTTTCTGCTTTGTATAATTCCTTGTGTTGCTAAGTCTATATTTATAAGTTCACGAAACTCATAATCACCCATACCCTCATCAACATCTAATGTGTTAATACCACCAATAAAATTGTTTGTTACATAATATTGTTTTTCGACTGGATTGCCTCTATAAACTTGACGAGTTCCCATTAACTATACACTCTCCAATATGTGGTATTAGTTGGTAAATTACCTGTGGTGTCTTTTATAGAGACATACATAATATCGTTATATGTAACATAACTACCTTCAAAGTAAAACTTATAAGGGTCGTATTCTGCTATAGCATAACCAGGCGCCCCAATACCAAATGTATTATAAAGACCACTAACATAGTCAATTTGGTAAGCATTTGAAAACCCACTACCTTGATACTCTACCGCTATTGCGTCTCTTTTATTATCTGAAATCCTTTGTAATCCTAGTTCATAACTTCTATAAAACATATTTGCCTCATTAATGCTGCTATCATTCATCTTAATAGAGTAGCAAATATATGGAATTAAAATTTGTCTAATCCATGTTTCATTTAATGCTGTGTATTCAACATTAACATCCTCAATAAAAGGTAATGAACATTTTAGTTCTGCGTTGACGGTTCCAATTGCCTCATTAACAAAAAGTAAAGCCTGATTTGCTTTAAAATTTTCATCTGTATAGGCATTGGCAACAGCCACCATATTTGTTACGTTCATATTATTACCTCCTCACCTTGTTATAAATATAGGGGTCTTACATAAGCAGACCCCATATTAGTTAAGCAACTTTTAAAGATAAAGTTGAGTATTTACATTTTTAGCTGCGTTAGCCTCTGCAATTTCATTTAGTTTTTTCTGTAAAACTTTAGCTATAGTTGCAGGATACTTTTGATAAGTCCCATCAAACTTAATTGAAACTGGGAAACCATTAAAGGTAAACGTATAACGACTTCCTAGGTATGCCTTATACATACTGTTGCCTAAAACCTCAACTTTTGGCTCTTTCTGATATTTTCTTACTAAAGCACTATTATCTCTTACTCTTTTTGACATATTATCACTCTCTTTCTCTTAAAATAAGAAGGGGCTGGGTTAGTGCCCCGTTTGTTATATTGCTATACATAACCTATAACACCCATCGTTTATTAATTAATTGTTACGCAATAGTTAATGTATAAGCACAAGTATCAGCGTCACCAACAGCAACATCACCATTAGATGTTTTTCTCATTAATTGAGCTGTGATTGTAGCAGTACCGCTTGTAGCCTTAATTGCTGTTACAACAGCAGTTAAATCACCACTTGACACAACAGTTGCAACTGTTTCGTCACTAGAAACCCATTTAACATAATAAGCATCATCTAATTCTGTTACAGCATCGCCGTTGTCATCAGTTAATGTTGCAGTCAAAGTATCTTTTTCATCTTTAGCTGTTTGTGTTAGTGTAGCATCAATAGCCAATGTTGGATTAGTTAAGATTGCACTTAATTGAGTTGCAGTTCTACCAATTGGGTCAGTAGAGAAGTCTGCGATTGCTGCGTCATAAGCTGAACTTGAATAAATCTTTGTGATTGCAATTGGGTCGATTACCTTAGCACCAGTCCAAAGTTTATAACCAAATGTTGCGATTTGTCCAAGTGGGTCAGTTTTTTCTGCTTTAAATCCAGTAGCGTACCATTGAACACCACCATTTCCAAGTTTTGCAACTGCATATGGTTCTTTACCTAATACATAAGATGTATAAACATTAACACCACTGGAATTTGCTTGAACTTCGGCAATCAATGTTTCAACAATATAGAAGCCATAAACCATGTATTTTTGCAAATGCCCAACTTTAATTGGCATATTGTCATTACCAGGAACTAACATTTTGTCTTCTAGGTCTTGGTCATCTAACAAGTCTTGCATAACATTAGCGTGTACAACAACTACAGGATGCCCACCAAACTTAGTGTGTCCACTTCTGTGGTAGTTCTTCATTGTTAAGTTAACAATTCTGATGTCATCAAATGTTAACACGTCTGCTGCAATAATGTCATCAACTTCATCATTTGTAGCTGGTGATGTAGCATCACAGTAATATTCTGATGCTTCTGAGAATTTAGAGATAACGTTTCTTTCAATTAACTCAGCAGCATGTCTTGCTAATTCTGGTTGATAAATATCTTTGATGTTGTCAAAGTGAATATCTTTAACCCAGTCTGTTTCTTTAATGTACGCACCAAATTGGTCAACACTTACTTCGACCATTTGTCCTTCAATTTGAAGTGGTGTTGGTGCGACACCTTCTGCTAATTTTGCAGTTGGAACACCATTTGCGTCTACCTCTACTGGTAAAGAATTATAGCGTCTGATTGCAAATGTTTTTGTTCCTTGATTTTTAGGTAAATTTACTTCTTTACCTAGAGATGAGAACACAAAATTTTGTCTCTCTAATTTAATCATTTCAGCCAGTCTATCTGACCAAAACTTATCTGTATACAACCCATTCATTTGGGCGTTTGCTAATTTATTCATTAAAATCCTCCTGTTGATTATCTAGAAAAGTATTAACGTTCTAACCCCATTCGTCTTGCATAGTCTTTCATTTCTTTTTCAATGAGTTCTTTTTGTTGTTGTTCTATAGACTTTTGTGCATTAGTCTGGTTATCAAACTTTTCCTCTTTAAATTTTCCTTTGTTTTTTGTTAAAAATTTGCTTTGAACCTTGCTTTCAATTACTTGTTCTTTCACGTAACCCATCATGAATTTTTTGGGATTTTTTATTTCCACTAAATCATTGATGTCATAACCATCTTTTTCAATATCGTTAAGAATTTGGATTTTGTCATCCTCAGTTAAACTATAAGTTGTCACAACCTCATTAAGAGCATTAATAACGCCATCAAACCTAGCTTTTCTTTCTTGCTCTTCTTTTTGTTTTCTTATTTCAGCCAACTCTTCCTTAACCTTACTAAATTCTTTATAGTATTCATAGTCTATGCCTTTAGATTTAGCTTCATCTTTTAATCTTCTTTCTCTTTCTGCATCCAGAAGTTCTTTAGCGTTTTTATATCCTAAACGTTTTGCTATTTCTTCCCATTCTTCTTGTTGAGACGCTATTTCTTTGTATCTTTTTTCAGCCTCGGCTTTTTGCTTTCTTAACTCAGCAAAAGCATACTCTTTTTTGCTTTTCTGTTCTTGGTCATCGTTAGAAAATTCCTCATCACCTTTTAAAGACTTTTCATTTTGTTCCTGATGTTCTTCTTCCTCATCAGTTTCCTCGTCTTCATCTGTTTCTTCATCTTCAACGTAACCTTCTTCTTGTTCCTCTTGTTCCTCTTCTAATTCATCTTGTTCTTCTTGTTCATTTTCTTCATTTTCTTGTTCGTTTTGTTTGTTTGCAAACTCTTCTTCCATTTTCTTGTCAAATTCTTCAATTGAACCATATCCTGGCATAATAAAAACCTCTCTTTCATACACATAGTATTGAATACCCCTACGGTGGGCATAAAAACATCTTAAGGATAAAAATTCTTAATTCTTATACATGTGTTTATTTTCTTGTCGCCACAGAACGACTAAAGATAAAGAAATTTACCCCTCTCACTATATATTATAGTGAGAGGTAGGTAAAAAGTCAACTAAAATTTTAAAATTTTGTAAAATTTTTCATATTTGTTAAAAAGTTTCATCACCAGTAACGTCTGGTTCTCCAAAACTCTCATCACCAGTTGGTTGTTGTTGCAACGCTTTTTCTTGAGCCATCATTTGTTGTTGCATTAATTGACCCTCTTTAGCAACTAGTTGTTGTTGTCTTAACACTTCTTGTTGCTCTTGTTGTCTTTGCATTTGTTCAATTGCTGTAAGTGTCTCATCAACTGTTGGTGTTTCTTCACCTGAAATAATCTCTGCAATGCCTTGTGAAATCATCTCAGCATTAATACCGAATTTGCTAGTTACTGTAACCCACTGAAGTACTGTGTCTGATTTAACCTTACTATCCTTAATACTTAATTCTTTATAGCGTTGGACTAATTCTTCCATATTCGGTATATTATATTGTTCAATAATATCAAGGAAATTAACAGCTTTAACTGGTGCATCATATTGTCTTTCCATTTGGTAAATTTCTTGTAGTAATTTCTTTGTTTTTTCTTTTGAATAAGGTGTTCTTACATCCATATTAATATAGAAATTGTATTCTAAATCTTTAAGGTTTTCACCCACTTGGAATTCTTTAAAATCGAATGTTCCATCTGTTCTCTTAGCCCCTCTTGAGTAAACTGTCTCACCACTAAAGGCTTTTGTAATAAATTCAACAATAATCTCAGACAAATCCTCAATAAATTCTTCTAAATTTGATAAGAATAACTCTTCAATAATCCTAGCTCTTACTGATGCTTCCTCCGCACCGCCTCTAGTGTTACCAGCAGAACCAAAAGAACCTAAAAATGGGTCTGAAATTCCAGCAAGTCTATATAATTCGCCTTGATTATCTCGTCTAATCTCAATAAGTTGGCTGTCAATACTACCATTAGATATAGTTGATATGGCAGTCTTTGGGTCACCATTAGCCTCAAATACAGTACCAGGTGAACCTGCTAACGCTGCAACTCTTCTTGGGTCAATACCACTGCCTTGTCTTACAACAAATGACGGTGATGCAAAAGCCAATGCTGAGGTTGTTGCTGCACTTTCAATTGCATTAATTGATTTTTGTAAACCTAGAATTCTATCCATTAAAGATTTACCATAAGGTGATTTAATTCTTTTTTCCCATCTTAACTGGGCGATAGGAAATACAGAAATTGCTAATTCTTCTTCTGAGATTATATTCTTTTCAACTAAAACTACTTTATCAATCCCATTATCAGAATTTCTAATATAAAAAGTCATTTTTGTTAAAACATCTGATTGATTAGTATCATAGTCAGTACCAGCATAAACCTCACCACGTTCACTTGGTTGATAACTTGAACCTTGACCATCCTCTACGCTTTTCTTATAAATTCTTTTATATTGCTCTCTTGTAATTCTTTCTGTTACAATTACATAATCAGCCTCTTTAAAATTAAAAGCCCTTGGGTCTATTAATATTGACGCTGGGTCAATGAAGTAAGCCTTTAACTCACCTGAATTTTTTCTACCTGTTCCACCATTAGGTTTGTCATCATAAATAATATGAATATAGGTTTCTCTTAAAATTTCTGAATATAAAATAGCAGTATTAATATGCTTATCCATATTCATATTGTTCCAAAACATATGATAAACGTTATTTAGATTTTTAATATCCTCAACATCATCAGGTGACATTGGGTGTAACTCACCAACATAATCATTAGCATGTAAAGACGCCGCTCTTATATTAATAGCATCAGCGGCATAAGGTGTAACAAGATTAAGAACCCAAGGTTTATTAGTCTGATTGGCTGGTAACTTATTTTGTTCCATTTCATAATAGGCTAATAATTCTGTGTATTCATCAAATCTATCACTATCAAAATTTTTAGCCTCTTCATATAAATTATAATACTCACTTGCTGTCCTTGCCATCTACATCACCTTTCCCTATTTTTTCTTCAGCCTCTAGAATGTTCTTATAATACTCTTTAACAGCTGTGGTTGAGCCATCAACATAAACACCGCCATAAGAATTTTTGTCCTCAAGTAAGGACACTCTCTTTTTTAAAGCCTCAATCTCTAACAATAAAGACGATAAATCAACCTTACCATCTTTGCCTATCATTTCTTCTAAAATATTTGGCATAAATCATACCTCCTTTAAAGTTTAATTCCGCCATAACTTTCATAAAATTCTTCATTATAAAAATTATCTATGTTTTTTGACGTTCCATTGTCAACTTTATCAAACGCACTGAATGTTCCATTAATTAAATCATTTTGTACATAAACTGCATTCAATTTATTAGGGTCTCTTGGCAACTTCGCAACAATGTACCTAATTGCATCCCATAAATGATTAAAAGCATCAATAGGGGTGTCATTAGTATTGTTCTCGGTCTTTCTATAAGTATAGTTAACTGCTTCTTTTTTCAACTTGTTTAAATTTGAAAAAAACTTAAGTTTACCGTTGTCCATGTAGTCCCTAACTTTTTCTATACCATAAAGTATATCATTGTTTGCTGGTTCTAAATAATAACCAGACCTTTGTTTAAAATATGAGGCATAACTTATACCATCCCTATCATTCCTTTTTTGAACGGAAGGGTCAGCTTGTATAGGAATTAAAAGAGTTAGTCCCCTTAAATCCTCAGCAAGTCTTTCGGCATGATATGTAACTGATTGTTCTGGTTCCTCATAATCGTCATAAAAATAAATAATTCCAGTCCTTGGGTCAACAGCACCTTTAGGTATTGCTGTTGGGTCTGCAAATCCTGGGTCAAACCCAACCACACGTTTCCAATCCTTTGGAATAGGAAATGGTTCAACGATATGTTTTGTATAGTCTGGGTAGACTGCGCCCTCTTTGTTATCTAAATAACAGTCAACATATTTTCTTATCCATCTTTCACTCTTACCAGCACACATACCCTCAATGAAAGTTGCTGATAAGTTAATGTTATCCCTTGTTGATGACACAAATGAATGAAAATGTTTCTCTAATTTAGAGTGCATTAATGGTTTGTAAACATTAATATTAATAGATGGAGATGTGAATATTTTACTTGACCTTAATAAAAAGTCATCTTTAACCCAACCATCTTCAGGGTTGGTTGATAAAATACCCATAAAACGTTGTCCTATTTCTCGACCCATTTCATCTTTTATAACCCCAGCATTGTTTCTTAAACGTGTCATTAACTGGTCAAATATAGCATACTTAACACCAGACGCTTCCTCTATATAAAAGCCAGTTAAGTTTAACGACCTAATATTATCCGCATTGTCAGATGAATATACTAATATCTTGCTGCCATTAGTAAACGTTATTTCTGGTGTTGGATGATTTACAACCTTTTTTAAAAACCAAGGCGGTAGGAACTTCATTAATTCTGGTAATACTGCGTCTTTAACCTGTTTAATAGTAACCGCCGTTATTAATACCTGTGCATTAGGTATTTCTAAACAGTGATTTGCAACCTCAGCACAACTTGCTGTGGTCTTACCAGAACCATAACCACCAATATTTAATCTATATTTAGCATTTGATTTATGGAAAGCATACTGATGAGGTAAAGGCTTATAATCAATCAAAGTAGCCCCACAGTTATCACACTTACCATAAAAAACATTATCTTTTACTTTTACTTCCCCAGTATGACAAACAGGGCAGTCATAATATCTACTGTCCTCTTTGTCTCTTCTTTTTAAATGAAAATCCTCTGTAAAAGGTAGCCTTCCTTGTGCATTACTCTTTACATTGTCAATCATAGAAAATTATCAATATCCCCTTTTTCAGGTAAGCGCATAACAATAATATTAGTGTTATCCTCTCTTTTTTTCTTTTTATCTATGACTTCTTTTGCTTTAAGAGCCTTATTACTGTCTGTGATGCCACTACCTATAGCCATCATCGCTTTTTTCTCTACATCCTCATAGATGTATTCATCAATAAAGTTTCTGACGCTGGTGTGTGCTAAAAATCTTTGCCACAAGGAAGGCTGAGATGTATGATACTTTTCGTCTAAATCAATAGACGTAAGTCCCAGGTTTGTCTTAAAGTCTTTTTCATAAAGTTTTGCTAGAGATAAATAAACAACCTTATCCTCGCTATCTAAACTACCATCGTTTTCGATTATAGTCGAAAGACCATAGTCTTTTTCATCATTTTTTCGATTAAGGTCTAAATTGACCTCATCAAATAATTGTTTGTTTATTGCCATCTATCTCACCCCAAATCTACAAATTCAGGAACGACACTTAATAAATTCCCTTCATCATCTAGTTTAATTGTTAAAATATATCCTCCAACATAACTCTTAAGGTTATTATCACGCATGAAGTCTGTTTGGTGTTGAAAACTCGGTACCACGAACCCATGGACACCTTTCCAATATACCCACCCCATTTTATGGTAATGACCTACAGCGATAATGTTTGCTTTCCTTTTGCCCTCAGCATTATCAATTATCTTTTGCAACTTATGGCTAACCGCCGCTGCCCCGCCATCTGTTGGGTGGATTAAGTTTAAATCACAGTTCTCACTGAGCCAAATCTTAGCGAAGTTATGTCCTAGGTAGACTAAGTCATCTCTACCAAGGCTAATAGTCTCGCCAATGTTGGCCCCACCATTACGCATATGCGTCACGTCATGATTTGTTTGACCATACAATTTTCCATCTTGTATGAACGGACTATCTCTTACAGCTTTCGCTGCACAACCATTTCAACTGACTTACCAATAGTCAGCTTACTTCCCTA